TGCCCTGTGTTCCTTGAAGACCCTGAAGACCTTGAGTTCCCTGAGTGCCTTGAGTTCCCTGAAGTCCTTGAGTTCCTTGAGTACCTTGAGTTCCTTGAGTTCCTTGAGTACCTTGAGTACCTTGAGTACCCTGTGTTCCTTGAGTGCCCTGTGTTCCTTGAGTGCCCTGTGTTCCTTGAGTGCCCTGTGTTCCTTGAAGACCCTGAAGACCTTGAGTTCCCTGAGTGCCTTGAGTTCCCTGAAGTCCTTGAGTTCCTTGAGTACCTTGAAGTCCCTGAAGACCTTGAGTACCTTGAGTACCTTGAGTTCCTTGTCTTCCTTGAAGTCCCTGAAGACCTTGAGTACCTTGAGTACCTTGAGTACCTTGAGTACCCTGAGTCCCTTGAAGACCCTGAAGACCTTGAGTACCTTGAGTGCCTTGAGTGCCTTGAGTTCCCTGGGTTCCCTGAGTGCCCTGAAGACCTTGAGTTCCTTGAATTCCTTGAAGACCCTGAAGACCTTGAGTACCCTGTGTTCCTTGAGTACCCTGTGTTCCTTGAGTACCTTGAGTACCTTGAGTACCCTGTGTTCCTTGAGTACCTTGAGTACCTTGAGTACCTTGAGTACCTTGAGTGCCCTGAGTTCCTTGAATTCCTGCAGCAAATGGTGCAGTCCAACTTATACCTGCACCAGTAGAAACAAGAATTGAACCAGCAATTCCTACTCTTCCATAAACATCTTGTACTGAAGAACTAAAACCAACAAGTCCATTAAAAGTAGAAACTCCAGAAACATTTAATTGATTTAATGTTCCAACAGAAGTCAGAGAAGAATTAGTAACTCCACTTCCAAGTGTTGTTGATGTTAATACAGTACTTGTTCCAGTTTTAAATGACCCACCACTGGTTACACCAAGACCAATTGAGGATTCTAAAGTGTTTGCAGAGTTATTATAAGTAAATGTTTTACGAATACTTGTAAATCCAATTCCAATTCCAGCACCATCAAGAAGTGCATTAGTTGATACAGTAGTCGCAATGCCAACATTAAAATCAGCAAATTCAATAGTTGTGGAATTAATATAAGTTTGTGTTCCATCAACATATAAGTCACCTTTAATTCTAACTACACCAGTATTATCTCCAATAGCAGTTGGATCTATTACAAGTTCTGAAGGACCTGTAATTTGGTTTACATATAAAGATGTTCCATCAAAAGTTAAGTTGTTAGATCCAGTCGGATTATTAGAACCATCTTTATAAACAACTTGGTTTGCAGAACCTGCTACTGGACCTGAAATACCTTGAGTTCCCTGAGTTCCCTGAAGACCTTGAGTACCTTGTGTTCCCTGAGTTCCCTGAGTTCCCTGAAGACCTTGAGTTCCTTGAGTACCTTGTGTACCTTGTGTACCTTGTGTACCTTGTGTACCTTGAGTGCCCTGAGTTCCTTGAAGTCCCTGAAGACCTTGAGTACCTTGAGTTCCTTGTCTTCCTTGAAGTCCTTGGAGACCTTGAGTTCCCTGAGTTCCCTGAAGACCTTGAGTACCTTGAGTTCCTTGTGTACCCTGTAATCCTTGAGTGCCTTGAGTTCCTTGAAGTCCCTGAAGACCTTGAGTACCTTGAGTACCTTGAGTACCTTGAGTACCTTGAGTTCCTTGTGTTCCTTGAGTTCCTTGAGTTCCTTGAGTTCCTTGAGTTCCTTGAGTTCCTTGAAGACCTTGGAGACCTTGAGTACCCTGAGTTCCTTGAGTTCCTTGAGTACCCTGAGTACCCTGTGTTCCTTGAGTACCTTGAATACCTTGAGTGCCTTGAGTGCCTTGAGTACCTTGGGTTCCCTGAGTACCTTGAGTTCCTTGAGTTCCTTGAGTACCTTGAAGTCCCTGAAGACCTTGAGTACCTTGTGTTCCTTGTGTTCCTTGGATACCCTGAAGAGCAGCATTTTGAATAGTTGCTTTTCCTACAACTGCTCCACTCACATCATAAAGTGCTATAAAATCATTACTTTGTGGGTCAGCAATTGTCGTAAGACCATCAATATCAAGACTAGTTGCAGTACCAATAAATCTGGTTGCTGTAACAACTCCAGTTGCATTAATATTTCTTACAACTGCTAAATCATTTTGAGTAAATTGAACATTACCTGCTGCTAATCTGGTTCCTGATGGGAATTGAGTTGAACCAATACCAATCGCATAATTACTCAACCAAGCATCAGTATTCAGTCCAGCAAAAGCACCCGCCTGGAACCACATAATTTTCTTATATGTGGCAGGTAATGTCTCAATGCCAGCAATATTAAGATTTACAAGAGGATTGCCTTCAGTAGAAGCAACAGCAATACCACCGTGATTTGCTGTCGTATCTGTAGAAACATCATTACCAAAAGAATCAGTTGTAAATCCAAGAATAATATCTGCGTCAGAAACTCTAAAGTTTTCTACAAGAATATAACCTGCTGTACCCCCAACAGTAATATTTCCAGTTACATTCAGGTTATTATTGACTTGTAAGTCATTTCCGATTGTGACATTTCCAGGAATAGTTGGGTTTGGTGCAAAAGCAACAACAGGTGTTGAACTTTCCCCAGTTCCACCAGTAACTGTGATTTGATTTGCAGTTCCAGAAATTGTCTGAATATAATCACCAGTAGTATCATTTCCAAGTGCAACACTATTAGGTTGAATAGTTGCTGCAAATGATACATTTCCAGTTCCATCAAAACTAATTGGAGAAGCAACTATATCCCCAGTAATTTGAAAAGTTCTTGCGGTTTCAAGTTTTGTTGCTGTAGAAATCGTACCAGTAATTCCACCAATAAAAGTAGAAACTCCAGAAACATTCAGTTGTTGTGTTGTTAGGTTTGTAGTACTTGTAACTCCAAGAGTTGTGATACCAGTTACTTGAAGATTTTGAGTTGTAGTGAGACCACTGACACCTAAAGTTCCTAAAGTAGCAATACCAGAAGTTAGATTGGTATTAGTTAAGAAGTCAATAGTACCTGTGGTAGTATCTAAAGTTGCTATGGTTCCAATGCCACTTACATTGAAATCTCCATAAACATCAAGAAGTGCTGATGGATTTGTGGTTCCTATACCAACCAATCCACTATCTTTTACGATAACTCTTGTATCTAAATTTACTGAAGTGGCAGCATCCTCAAATGGACCATAAGTCGGTGTTGTTATTGTATAAGTATCTAATCTAATTTCTGCAGCAGCTAATCTGATTCTATCTGGTCCTACAGTTGGAATATCAGGATCGTTTCCCTTAAATATGAAAAGTTCAGATAGTTCTGTACCTGGATCATAAACTCTTTCACCAATATAAGTGTGATCAAATTCTCCCGCACCATCTCCACTAGTTCCCCTGAACGCAATATAATTTGACTCAGAAGACCCTATTCTTATATTTCCACTAACTTGAAGTGCTTCTCCAGGAGTTGAATTTCCAATTCCAATAAAACCATTATCAGTAACAACCAAACCATTAATATTTGGTTGAACTACTAATGCATTTCCAGAACCATTCTGAGTAATTGTTAATGCACTAGAAGAACTATCAACTGTTATATCAGTAAGCCCAAAGGTACTGATTCCTGTTGAATAAATGTTTGTTAAGTTTGAGTTAGAACTAAACAATGTTCCAATAGTTCCAACACCAGAAACATAAAGTTCTGTAGTTGTAGTTAATCCAGAAAATCTTGCATTTCTCCATCTTTTATCTTCAATTCCAAGATCATAAAGACCATCATCACTTGGAACTAAATTTGATACAAATTCTCCACCAACATCTATATTATCAGATATTGAATCACCAATTCCTATAGTTCCACCTCTGAAAATTGCAGTTCCTATAAAATTGGAAGTTCCTGCAACTTGTAAATTTTGCCCAACAAATAAATTACCACCAGTTGTTGTAATACCACCATTTGCTGCAAGTGTGGTAATACCAGAAACATATAAACTACTCAGTGATGTCGCAGAACCAATTAATTCACCATCAACATAAAAACCCTTAGCAGTAAGAATTCCAGTAAATTCACCATCTCCAATTACATATAAACTTCTACCCTCAGAAGTTGTAGTTCCTATTCCTACATTTCCAATAACTTCAAGTACTGTTTTCCCTTCTGTATAAGAACTTATACCAATCTTAAAGTTTTTTTGACGATTGCTGAGGTACTTTGCCATTTTTGGTATTAGTTAAGTGTTTCTAAAATACTTGCGACAAGTTTCAGATTAGTTGCATTACTACCAGATATAACTAATTTATCTCCACTTTCAAGAACTAATTTTCCAGAAAGAAGATTTATTGTATCATTTCCAGCAACTGGATATTGCTTTAACATTTCTGTGTCAGTAGAACTTCTGCGATGAAGCATCGTAACATCTTGAGATGTTGCTCCAATATTTGCAACTTGTGCTAAAAGTACAACTCCAGTATAACCAACTGGAGCAGTATAAACTTCTGTTGGACTTGCAGATACAACTGCAGTAACTGTCTGAAATACATTTAACGGTAGTGCCATTCTTATTCTCCTCCAAGTGCTAAAATGAATGGTGTCATTGATGAAAACAAACTCTTAGAATAAATTGTTCCACTAATTGTTCCTGTTTGTTGGTTAATGGTAACACCATCTCCTATTCTAAAATTTCCAGATTGGTCTGTACTTGTATAAACAACTAATCCACCATTTCTCATATCAATTTCATTTTCTTGAATTGCAACACCACCAGTTACAGGTAAAGCAGATGCGATGTTTGTTCCTGACCCAATATATTCAAATGAATGACCAGATGCTAAAATACGACTTTGCTTAAAGAAAAAAGTTGTAGTTCCAACTCCAACGGAAAATGGAACACTATCATTTAAAATAATTGTACAAATTCCAGATACAATTGGAGTAGAACTTTGAATTGAATAATAAGATGGAATCAAATTAGCAACCCCTATTGCAGTATTTATTCCAACATTAGGAGAACCAAAAGTAACTGTTGGTGGAGTTGAACCATATCCTCTTCCACTTGAAACCATTTGAACAGAAACTACTGATCCATTTTCAACTTCAGCAATTCCAGAAGCAGATATTCCCCAAGAAGTTTCTGGTGAAGAAAATGTAATTGATGTATTTCCACTGTAACCAGTTCCACCAGCACTTACGTTCACACTTCCAATTGTATAATAAGGTTGTCCAAAATAAACAACTTGCCCATCAAATGGACGAACTGTATTTATTTTTACATTTCCTCCAGATGAATAAGTGTGCTGAATGGTGGAAACTCCAACATAAACTTCAAATGATGTTGATGATGGTAAATTTGCAACCTCAAAAACATATCCATTATTTCCCGAAGGAAATATAGAAGTTCCCTCTCCATAGGAACAAGTAAAAGTAAGATTATTAATTGAGACTCCCATTCCAACACTGAAATTATGATTTTGACTGACAGTAATAGTCGTTAAACCAGTTGCATTATCATAAACTGCGTTTGTGACATTTAACGTTGGTATATTTAAATCTAAAACAAAAGTATCAGAATTTTCAGATGCTGCTACTGTAACTATTCCTGTATATTTTTTAGCACTTACTCCATCTGCAACTAGAGCATAATTTCCAAAGGATGAGTTGGAATTAGTTAAATCACAACCACCACCAGAACCACAATAAACAGCAATATCATTACAAATAGTAAACATAGATACTAACTGTGCGTATCCTTCATTTGTAATGGATGCTCCAATTCCATTCTGATTGTATTGCGTATAAGAATCCAAAACCATACTTTTAGTTGGTCCTATTGCTTTAGACCCATCAACTTTTAATCCAATACTATTTGGAATAAAATTAGTACAATTTTGAATATAAGGTGATTGATTTATATAAACAGGTTTTGTTGGATTGAAAGCAAAAACTGCCTTTCCTGAATTTAAACTTCCAGAAAAAGACATATTGGAAATATAATTTCCATTATTAACATAAAACAAATCAGTATTTGAATTCTGTGGGACAACTGTAACTTCTCTTAGGTTGTCTCCAACAATACTAATTTGTTTTGGTAAAGAAATTGGATTATTTTCTATGTAAGTTCCAGCACTAACTTTAATAACAGTTCCCTCTGTTGCAATTCCAACTGCTGCTGCGATAGTTGCTTTTGCTTCTCCGAGTTTTTTTCCTGTGTTTGAATCGTTTCCGTCTTCTGTGACATATAAAATATTTGAAACTACATAATCAGAGTTTACTTGTACTGCGTCAGCAAGATTTGCTGAAATTACTTTTATAGCATTATTAGTTCCAACTCTTACCTTAGTATTATTTGTTCCTACTCTTACTTTAATATTATCCATCTGGTATTGAGAGAAAATAACCTCAGAATTTATAGATATTTTCCCTGTTCTATAATTACTAAAGTAACAGTAGGAACTTCATTGTTTAAATTGTAAAAGGGATAATATCCTTATCCCTTTTATTTATTCTTATTCTTGCTCCTCATTTTCCAAATTACTCAATGCTTCCAATGCTCCCTGGACTTTAAGGAATTCTTCTTTTTTGACATTAAATTGTTGCTCAAGTGCAACAAGTTCATCACGAATTTGAACTGCCTTTTGTGTTAAAGAACTAATCATTTCTTGTTTAGTCATAATTTTATAGAATAACTATGAGGATATTTATAATATTATACAGTTCTCATAATAAATCTGTACTTCGGTAAGCATTTGAGAATCTTTCCTTTTATTAGTATTTAATCAAAAAATCTCAAAATATAATAATTTATTATATTGGTATACAAATTTACCTTAATTATTCTTTTTACCACTTTCCAATGGGGCATTTTTGTCCTGGAATTCTGACCTTTGCTGGCATAAAACATCCACACTTTTTGCATTGTTTAGTCAATTTAAAAAAATGCTCACACTGTAAGCAAAGTTTCATTTTATCAACTGCTTGACGTACTTCATTTTCCATTATTAAGTTCCTCTTCTGCTTGCTTCATGATGTAATCATCATCAATTGTGTTGAGTTGTGATAAAATATCATCAGTGGAAATATTAGTTTCTTTCACATATTCATCTATTTTGGTATTTAAATATTCCTTTAATCTATTATCCCCAAGATTTGAAAAATAATCTGCCATTAAAATAGTTCTGAATGATATATTATTAAAATTTTTTTCTACAATTGAAATTTCTGGAATATTTGTATTTTGATTTACTACTTGTGGTGGAGATTCCACCTTTGATTCTTCTATTTTTGGTGTAGAAATTCTTTCTAGTCCAATAGAAATATTAGAATTAATTAATTCTGCCACACTAGGTAAAAAATCTGGATCATATTGGGATACTGCATGATCAATTTCTTCCATTGTGGAGTTTGGGGGAATTGGAACAATCGCCCAAGAATTATCTTCATATTCAACTCTAATTTGACCAGGAAGAATTTCTTTAATGGTATATTTCATAAGTAATAAAAAATATCTTTGATTATTTATCCTACTCTACCAGCACGAGTTCCTGTTGAAATCCAAGTAACATTTGCGTTATTGACGATATAAAATCCAGCAAGACCACCATATGCAGGACCACCAGAAGTACCTAGTGCTGGAGGTGGAGAATCCGCACGATTTCCATTTGCACCAACAAAACCATTTCCACCACCTGTTCCCCAATCTCCTCCAGTTCCTCCAGTTCCTCCTCTACCAGCATTAACTCCTCCATCAAGAGGTCCATTAGTTTGCCCAAAACTAGGACCAGCAGCAAGATTGCCATCATAACCTTGTCCCCTACCACCAGAACCACCACTACCACCTGATGTATTAACTATAGTAGTGTAAGTAACATTTTCTGTACAACAGAAACATTCTCCAGGTGTGTTTTGTCCTCCACCACAGCAAGGATCTGAGCTATTATTCATATATTGTGATCCTGGCCAACAATAATAAGGTGATGGACATCCACAATCACCTCCTCGGTTCCTATAATATCCTCTATTTTCTGCTACTACAGTATCATAAGTATAATAACCACCACCTCCAGTACCTCCTTGTCCACCACCTCCACCACCAGAATAGATAGTACCTTGATTGTTGATTGATATTGCAGCGCCAGCAAAGATGGCATTACCACCAGTTCCACTGTTTTCTGCACCACCAGCACCTTGAATGGAACCATTATTATCTAATTTAAAAGTTCCACCAAATCCACTAGGAATATTTAATGCATAATTAGATGTATTGGTAGCACCAACAGTAACTCCACTATTAATAACTAAACGCTTTGGTGCAGAAGATGACCATTCACCAGCAGTAAAATAACTAGATGCATTTACATTTGTAGATGTTGCTGTTATATATTTTACAATTTCATTAACAGCACCATAAAAATCTGAAAATTTTATTGTCCCACTTGTGGGAACATTTGTATTATTTGATGTTGTGTATGCTCCATCACGATAATATTCACTTATTGAGGTGGGAGCAGAACCACCAAATTCAGTTTGAATTTGACCTAAACTTATTGGATTTCCCGAGGATGGTAAAGTCATTTTATTTGCCTTCTAATACTTCTAATCTATTTTGTAGATTTGATATTGTCTCTTGCTGTTCTTTAATTGCTTCAATTAGTAATGGGACTAGTTTATCATAACGAACTGCAAGATATCCAGTATCTCTAGTAGTTACTACTTCGGGAAGAACCTCTAGAATTTCTTGTGCGATTACACCGACATCGGAACCTTCTTTATCCGATTTTTCATTCCAATCAAATGTATTCCCACTAATTGAAAGTACTTTATTCAAAGCATCAGGAATCGGAGTAATATTATCTTTAAGTCTTCGGTCGGAACCTGAATATGCAATAACGTCTCCGGATGCTGTAATAGTGCCACCACTAATATTACCATTACCAGCACTTAATGAAGTTCCAGTGATAGCACCACCACTAATAGAACCATTAAGATTCAAAGAATTTTTCCAAGCAACACCAGTGGATGAATTTTTGTCACTAGTTAATATTAAATTGTCTATTGGTACACCGTTTGTTTCTGGTACTTCAAATTGAGTAGCAGCATTATCAGCAGTTGCCACTATAATTTGACCTTTTTTATTCCAATCATTATTGGCAGTAAGACTTCCCTGACCACCAAGAGCAAGAATGAAACAAGGAGTTTTATCAGGAGGAGCTTCAACAAAGTCAATTATATTTGTATAAGCACCATTCTCTTGTCGGATTGTATAGTCAGTAGATGGTTTTTGTATTACACCACCAAGAGAAACAATTAAATTATCAGGACCAAGTGGTACAAATGCTGCATTTGAAGTTCTAAATAATTGGAATGATTTTCCAGTTCCATTAAATAATTCACTAATATCCTTTAATACTTCAGAGTTACCTGTTGGTAAATTTGATGTTGCAATTGGAGGTTGTGGGATAAATCCAAGAGCATTTACCACATCCTGTGTTTGTAGTTTTGAATTTGACCCATCTGCTCTTAGTATATTTGGAATGCCAGATGTCGATGGATTTCCATTCACAGCAAATCCAGAAGCAGTTACATTACCAGTAACTCCAAGTCCTCCACCGAAAATTGATTGTTCCGTAGAATTAACACTTAATGTTCCAGCAGAAACAATTGTTCCTTTAGTTGTAATGTTACCTGAATTTCCTGCAACAGTAAATTTATCAGTATTAACTGTAATATCAGAGACTGTAACTGTTGCTCCACTTGTATTGACAAGATTGAAAAGATTCAGATTTCCTCTGATAGTTGTAGTTCCACTTGCATTAACTTCAAATCTTGATGGTGTATTCAAACCATTCAAAGTCAATGACCCAAGAACACTTAAATCACCATCACTATTAACTCTAAGTTTAGTTTCAATTTGATTTCTTGCTGTATTCCCACCAACTGAATCAAAACTCTCTTGTCCTTGTGGAACAGAACTATTTGTATTTGCTAATTTCCAAGAATAAGAATCACTTACATCAATGCCAGCATACCATCTATGATTACTTGAATCATCTGAGAACCAAGAAAGAACTACGTCTCCAATTTCATTATTTTTAAGTTTAAAGTGACTTCCTTTTAAATCAGTTCCTGTAGTAGTACTTGTGTAAGTTGCTGTTCTTGCGGCACCAACTCTAAATCTTTCAGTTCCTTGATTTTGTAAAATTATATCAGAATTATCATTGTGATTTAATACAAATCCAGAAGCAGATGATGATAATTGAGTTCTTCCAGCAGTCTGAGTATCCCCAGAAGCATTAATACCAATCGTTCCATTTACGACTAGTTTGCTTGATGGATTTGTAATTCCAACACCAACATTACTAGAACTAGTAAATCTTACACTTTCGGTATTATTTGTATAGATTGCCAGAGATCCATCTATCGCACCTCCTCCTCTTATAAACTGTAAGAAAGTATTCCATCCAGTTCCAGCATAATTAATTCCAAATCTTGATACTTCTTGTCCACTATCATTTGATGCAGTGCCATTCTGTGCTGTTAACTGGAAACTATTATCTGCTCCACGAGCAAAGATTGCAGTTGGATGTGATGTGGTTTTATTATAGAGATCAAGAGTTTTTCCAATTCCCAAATTGCCAGAAATATTAGAATCTCCTACAACATCAAGTTTTTTTGTTGGAGTTGTTGACCCAATTCCAATATTACCAGAAACATAAGCATCTTGTTCAATTTCTAAGTACGCAAGTTTAGTTTTAAGTTTTGTATCTGTACCAATAGCAACTATTCCATAAGAAGTTCCAGCAACTCCACTAAAAGTTGCAGTTTTAGTAATAGTAATATTACTAAAATTGACATTATTTAAGGTAATTCCAGATTCAATTTCAACTTGACCAGAAAATACTACGTCCCTAAATTTTGATTTTCCGCCAACGTAAAATGCAACATCATTAACTCCAGGATCTGAAGTATTTGCAAAATCATTAGAATTTCCAATTCCAATTCTATCAACTTTAAAATCTAAAATATCTTTAGACTGACTGATAGGTCCAAATTTCTTCCATTCATTATCAACATAAACCTGACCAATGTATCCATCACTTGCAAATAAATTAAGAGATATATTTCCACGATTTACCAAATTTGCGTCAGTTGGTGTTGATATTCCAACTGTAAGTAACTTATAAGTAGATGAATCTCCTTTTATATAAAGATTTTTAGCATTAATTCCCTCATCGGAAGTGCTTACTACTTTTTTATTGAAACTTACTGGTCCATAGAATTGACTTGTCTCTTTTGCTCCATCACCACCCTCAACAGTAATTCTTCCCCTTGCTAGAATATTATCAAATGTTACATCTAACTTATTGGTATTAGTTCCTTCTGCATCATCTCCAGTATAACTGAGGATTGGTGCCTCAACAATTTTTTCTTCACCAGTGGATGAACTTAGTTTCTTTGCACCAGAATAAAATTCACCAACATCATTCATTCCAGTATAAACAACTACACCACCTTTTTGCTTTCTTGCTTGAGATACAAGAACGTCATCTTCTGTTAAAATTCTAGTCTGCTTTTGTGGCATACCAGTTGAATAGTTGCCTGGACCATAACCAAGATATTCAAAGGTATGACCAGATGCTCTCATAAATGAAGGTCTGCGAACCTCCATTGGCATTACATTTATCTTTTTGACTTGTGTTCCTGCTTCAGCAGTGGTTTTGAAAGTGCTAAATCTACCACGAAGAGCATTAAATGTATTTGAAGTTGTTGAGTTAGCAAGACGAATAATTTCATTATTAATGACTACATAATCACCACGATCAAAACCTTTGGAACTTGTCAGAGTAATTGATGTGCTATCTACAAGAATTGTTGACGAAAGTGTTGTTGTAATACCAGCATAAAAATAAGATGCTCTAGAACCAAGAGTATCTTCACCTCTTGAGAGTACAAGTTCGTTTGAACTTATAGAGTGCTTAAGTAATGTTCCAGTCGTTGAGGATTTAGTTTGTGTTACAACTCCAACATTAAAAGTGAAGGTATTCAATCCAACATTTTCTTTTACAACAAATGTTTTATCGTATATGGTATGACCACTACCAACAATTGTAAATTTATTTCCTCTAAGCAATCCGTGAGAATTATTCGTTGTGACTGTAACTATTCCTGTAACAGTGCTGTCAAATCTAAACGAATTGATTCCAATTCCTTCCGCCGATAAAACTGCTACAGGGATTCTTCCATTTGTATTTGATTGATATGATGGAACACCACTTGGAACATAAATTTCAATAGATTTTGATGATGGAACGTTTGTAATTCTATAAACTCCATCTAAATTTGTCGTATTAAAACCACGTATTTCAAGAGCATCTCCAATATTATTGTTGATTTCTAATACTTCTGCTTTTGCATAAATTGTTGGAGTGATTCCAGATGGACCAGAAATATCAAGTACATCTCCAACAGAATAAACTGAACCAACATCAACTATTTTAATTGAACTTGTATTAATTGTACCAGTAGAACCAATAACAGGAACGTAAAGAGAAGCACCCTGACCAGTACCTCCAATTAAATTAGACGAATAAATTGTGGTATTTCCATATCCTGCTCCTGATGTTCCTGCACCAGTAGGATTTTTTACTGATATTGATTTGATTGAATTGAAGTTATGTTCAACATTTGTATGAATAGTAACCGTAGTATTTCCAGTTCCACTTACAACTACTCCAGTGATTCCAAATCCAACATTTGAATTCTTTAAAAACGTGTTTATGGTTTCTCTTGTGACTGATTTTCTTTTATCATCAGTTACAACCTTTCCAATTACAGATGCATCAGCATAAGTAACTGATTCAGATGGATCGGAATTGAAATTATCACGATCAATTTGTGGATATAAATTTCTAACATCTTGATTAAACGACTTAGAAGAAAGATTATATCCAATATCAGAAGATGGAGAAACATTAGATGATAAAACAATCAAATGATAAATTCCATCTTGACCATTTAGTCCTGGAATATGAGATTTAATTGTATCTACTCTATAGATATAAAAATCATTTTCATATTCTTCTCTGGATACCAAAGGAATTTGACTTCTTTCTTGATTGGTATCACGTTCATCAACTTGATTAGTAAATGTTCCTGGATTGATTTTCACTCCAGAAATTTCATATGTAAATGTTTTGGAACTTGGAACTGAAGCAATAACGTAAGAACCATTATAAGTTGAAGTGATTCCAACTGCAGTAGGATTATTTTCACTTTTGATTCTTTGGACTTTAACTTTGTCTCCAGTAAAAAACTTATGAGGTTTTTCGGTAGTGATAGTTACTGTTTGTTTTCCACCAGAAACAGCACCAACAGTAGCATTTTTAATTATTTTTTCGTTTCTTAAATATGCTGGTGGTGTTTGCTCAGTAATGGATTGGGTATAATCAAAGGAAATCGGACTAATATTAACAGTCTTGGATTCTTGCAATACAAATCCAGCTTGTGGTGGTCTGGCATTAGTATATTCTTTGGGAACTACGTATCTTAGTCTATAAATTCTATCTTGTATTGAACGATTGTCCAATTTACGTTTTACGAAAGTTGAAGATGTTTCATTTCCCAAAGAAGTTGTTCCAAAACCAACAATTGCTGGAAATATCTGATTATCTGATGAATTGCTACTTAAAATATACCATTGTCCATTTACATCATCATATTGGATTGGACTTCCAATATCTCCAGGTTTTTTGTCAGTTACAGAACTTACAATGGTAAGAACACCACCTCTATCATTAATTCCCTCAATCTCATTTTCTGCAATTGCATCATTCAATGAATATGCAAGTTTAACCTGATTTACTGCTAAACCTGTTGTGATTGCATAAGCAACAACTCCTGCAGTTAATCCATTTGGAACTTCACCAGTATCTGAGAAAATTCTAACACTTTCACCATTAATTAATTGGTGATTTGCATTCAAAGTTAAAACATTGTTTGAAATTTGATTTAAATTTCCAGATCTTGATACGGTGTATGACTTTCTTGCAGTAACTCCTACACCAGAAACAACTGGCATTAATATTGGAGAACTATAAACTGTTTGTGCAGTTCCAATTACTATATTAAGATTTAAAGTATCGTTTGTTTTTGCACCAATTTTAAATCCATCTACGTCTTTTGATGGTGAAACTTCTTTGTTTTTGTAATTATAAAGATATAATCTTTCTGTCAATCCTACAGAAATAGTTTTTGGAACATCAAAAGAAATCCAGTTAATATTACTTTCTAGTTCATCTACTTCTTTTGGTGGTATAATATGAGTAATATAACCAACGTCATCTCTATCAAATGATTCGTTTCTATAACCAACAGATTCAAGTGAAATGGCACCAAAGTTTGAATTGGAGTTGGTGATACTCATATCACCACCAGATTCAGTTATAAAGTGTTTTGCAAATCCAATTGCGAAAATAGAAACACATTGAACAAAACCATTATTTGATACACGAATGTGAAAACCTTCATAATCTGGTTTATAAATTGCGTTACTATTAGTGTGTAATGGTCTTTCACTACTTGTTAGTGCTAGAACATCATTACCTTCATATTTTCCTGTTGTTTTATTATAAACAATAAATGCATTATCATCTTTTTGAAGAGAAACTCCAGTAAATTGGGCAACAACCATACTCTTGAAACCATCTGCCTTGTTGCCATCTGCCCACATTCCGCACAATCCATATGCAGAACGAATTGAACAGTTGAAAACATAAGGAGACGCAGAACTTACACTATCTGATTCAATTGTTACGATTCCAGTTTCATAATCTGCAACATCGGGGTTCGGATTTGATGGGGAAGACGTTGAAGTATAAGTAAAAGTAGAGACTCCAACGACTTCTCTAACTGTAAATGAACCGTTAAATGCAGAAGCATCTGTGGTAATTCCAGAAATTAAAACAGGACTATCCACAAAAAGACCGTGAGGAAGTTCCTCTCCAGTTTGAAGATTTTTAGTTGTAACTTTAATTACATTAGTTGCTTGTGTAACTCCATCTCCACCACTGATACTTGAAATGCCAAGTGGATTTGCCTGCAATTCACCAACAATTCTAAATTCATCTTTAGATGGTTCAAAATCATCAAGAGTTGGATAATCAAGAACTCCTCGTCCTGTAATATCACCATATGCTTTTGCGACCTTGTAATAATACATATCAAGGTCAGTTAAATCAGTCTGCTCCGTACCAAGAGCAACTTTATTCACACCATCTGCATAAGCGAACGAAACTACTTTATGGTGTGAAAAATTAGGAACAAAACGATTGTCTGTATAATCTCTAAATACCGTCTTTGTTTGGTCTGCATCTAAGAATGTGAAGGTACTGAAGTAGCAAGTACCAGTTACATTAAAAATGCTTGTGTTATCAACAGAAGAATCCTCAGGATTTGGTACATAAAGAGGACGAATCTTTGTTTTTCTTAAATCATATCCAATAATTGAAGTTCCACGAGGTAGAATTGCACCACCAAGAACTGAGTTAAATTTATATAAATCGTTATTTGTATCTAAAATATTATAATTTGAATTTTCATTTAGTTCTGGTAAATTAACTTCAGTCCAAGTTGATGTACCTGTTCTTTTTTTATAAATCGCATTGGAACCTTGCTTTGCGATTGAAAAACCAGGTCTATTATCAATGTAATGAGTTCCCGGATAGACTAATATAGTCGTTCTGTCAATTCTATCGTTGTTTTTGCCACTTTGATATGAAAATCTTGCAGCTTCTATTAATGCTCTTTGAATTGTCTTAAATGGACGAGTTAAAGAATTGCCTTGATTTTCGTAACTATCTGTAGCATCAAAATCTGATGGATTTACATAAAGAATATTTCCTTCAGCATTCTTTAAAAAATTCTCTAATCTTGACAGAGGCATTTTATTAGCACTATAATCTTTTATAGTTGTATTTAGTCAAAAACCTTACGATAAAAAAATTTGGGGAAATTTTTTTTGACCATTTTTGTAATCAAAGGTCAATTTTGGTTTTAGTCATCACATGGAAGCATCTCTGGGTTCTCTAACTCTAATTCAAACATAAGTGGATGGCATTCCTCAAGCATTAAGTAATAAGAAGATTGGTATAAGTCCTCAGGTTCATAGGATAATTCATTGTTTGCGTGTTCTGCAATTTCTGTTGTGTAAAGACCACTGTGGGGCAACTCATCAAATGTAAACGGAATACCATTTATAAAATACATAAGAACAATTTCTGTTCCACAATTATACCAACAATACGTAGTGTCTATGTGGTATTTCATAGAACGAACCTAATTTTCTTTATTTAGAGTTCAATTTGAATATGTCAATTCACCACGAAGTTCTGCCAGTTTTGCTTCTGCAAGGCACTGAACGCAAGTCCAATAAGTTTCTCCACTAATAGGAAAAAACTCTTCAGTAAAATGAGATGCGATGTCTTCCTGCATTCCTTGAAGTTCCCGAAGAGTTTCACGACTAATTTGCATTTTGATGTTATTCAGTACTCTAATATTCTAGCACGAAAACTTTAGGATGTCAAGACTTATGCCAGAGTAATATTTGCCGATCTCAATATCCCATCTGTTCCACGAACTTTAATTCTCAAATTAGTATTATTTGTAAGTTCAAAACTTAATTGAGAATTATTTGGAGGTGTTGAAGTATCTGCAAGACCTACAGTTGTAATACCAGTGATTAAAGTATTACCAACAATATGAAGTCTTTCTTGTGGAATTGTGGTTCCTATTCCGACATTGCCATTATAAGGTGCTAATAGAACGGTATCATCTGCATTTACATCAATACTTGGAATACCAGAAGAATCGGATACAGAGAATATAGAACCACTGGTAAGATTATTTGTAATTGTAAATAATTGACCTGCAGAACCTTCAAAGGTTAAAGTTCCAAAATTTAAAGTATCATTGTGCTTGATAGTAATAACTGTTCCAATTCCTAATGTTCCAATTCCAGAAACTGGACCAGTATATGTTAAACTACTTGACCCAGTTACTGTATTAGAGGAATCTTTATAGACAATTTGATTTGAAGAACCTGCTACTGGTCCAGTAATTCCTTGAGTTCCCTGGATTCCCTGAACTCCTTGTCTTCCCTGAAGACCTTGAGTTCCCTGAAGACCTTGAGTTCCTTGAGTTCCCTGAAGACCTTGAGTGCCTTGAGTTCCCTGAGTACCTTGAGTTCCTTGAGTTCCCTGAAGACCTTGAGTGCCTTGAGTTCCCTGAAGACCTTGAGTGCCTTGAGTTCCTTGAGTTCCCTGAGTACCTTGAGTTCCCTGAGTACCTTGAGTTCCCTGAGTACCTTGAGTTCCCTGAGTACCTTGAAGTCCCTGGAGACCCTGAGTACCCTGAGTTCCTTGAGTACCCTGAGTTCCTTGAGTACCTTGAGTACCTTGAGTACCCTGAGTACCTTGAGTACCTTGAATGCCCTGAGTTCCTTGAGTACCTTGAGTACCTTGAGTTCCTTGAAGTCCCTGAAGACCTTGAGTACCCTGAAGACCTTGAGTACCCTGAGTACCCTGAGTTCCTTGAGTTCCTTGAGTTCCTTGAGTACCCTGAAGACCTTGAGTACCCTGAGTACCCTGAGTTCCTTGAGTTCCTTGAGTTCCTTGAAGTCCCTGGAGACCTTGAGTACCTTGTCTTCCTTGAAGTCCCTGAAGACCTTGAGTACCTTGAGTACCTTGAGTACCTTGAGTTCCCTGAAGACCTTGAGTACCTTGAGTTCCTTGAGTTCCTTGAAGTCCCTGAGTACCTTGTGTTCCTTGAAGTCCTTGAATACCTTGAGTGCCCTGAGTTCCTTGTGTTCCCTGTGTACCTTGAGTTCCCTGTGTACCTTGTAATCCTTGTAATCCTTGAGTACCTTGAGGTCCCATAGGACCAAATACAAGGTCTTCAAATGCAAGATTGGATGTAAAAATTGAACTATCAAGATATAATGCATTTCCTGTAGAACGGGCAACAGTTCTCAGTAAAGATGAATTTTTATAGTATCTAATATTTGCACCATCATAAGTAACTGAAAGATAATCACTAATTTCATATGTAGTGCCAAGACCAGTAACAGAACCATTTTCAATTGATTTGATGTCACCATTATCCAAATACATACCGTAATCAAAATTTTGATTACTAGATGCTGATGGATTTGTTCCTAGACCAACTATAGCACTACCACTTGTTGATGATATTCTTGATGATATGTAAGCACCAAGAACAAAACCTTGTTCTGAATAAACAGATGAGTCCCAAGTAGAATCAGAACCACCAGTTTTGGTGAATTTTGTTGGGTCGGAGGAATCTCTCGTCACATTAACTAAAACTGCAGTCCAATTGGAAGAACCACTAGTTCCACTAGTTCCCTGAAGACCTTGAGTTCCCTGTGCTCCCTGAAGTCCTTGTCTTCCCTGAAGACCTTGAGTTCCCTGAGTACCTTGAGTTCCCTGAGTACCCTGAAGTCCTTGAGTTCCCTGAGTACCCTGAAGTCCTTGAGTTCCCTGAGTACCCTGAAGTCCTTGAGTACCCTGAGTACCTTGAGTTCCCTGAGTACCCTGAAGTCCTTGAGTACCTTGAGTTCCCTGAGTACCCTGAAGTCCTTGAGTACCTTGAGTTCCCTGAGTACCCTGAAGACCTTGAGTTCCCTGAGTACCTTGAGTTCCCTGAGTACCCTGAAGACCTTGAGATCCCTGAGTACCCTGAGTACCCTGAGTACCTTGTCTTCCTTGAAGTCCCTGAAGACCTTGAGTTCCTTGAGTTCCCTGAAGACCTTGAGTTCCCTGAGTACCCTGAGTGCCCTGAGTACCTTGTCTTCCTTGAAGTCCCTGAAGACCTTGAGTTCCTTGAGTTCCCTGAAGACCTTGAAGAGCAGCATTTTGAATTGTTGCTTTCTTTAAGTTTGTTGGGTCACTTACATCGTAAATTAACAAATAGTCACTACCAGATACCTGACCAGAAGTAAGTTCTGTTCTATCAGTTATGATTCCAGAACTAACACTTCTAATACTGGAGATAGTAACACCAGAACCTAATGTTGTTGATGTAAGAACCGAAGTGTCATTGATTTGATAAGTCTTTCCTGATTCTAAATTCCAATTCTCGGAACTCTTTAATGTGTTAGATGCATAATGCCATCGTATAAATTTTCTTACAGATGTAGAACCAATCCCTATTCCAGCTCCATTTAAGTCAATATCATTTCCTATTGTACTTGCAACTGCTATAAGTTTATCTGAAGAAGTTAATACTAATTCTTGGGTAGTGGATGTTGTTCCCTCAACAATCAAGTTGCCAAGGATTCTAACTGTTCCTGTAGAAACTCCTACGGTGGCAGGATTTATGAGTAATAAATTTCCACCACTAATAATATTTGTAGTAATTCCAATTGATTCAGTTACACTAGTTCCAACTCTTAAAACTGAAGCAGTTATAATTCCTGTAGTATTAATGCTAATTGTTGTTGATACACCAAGTGCTGTAGTTGCTGTAGTTGCTGTTCCAGTTAAGTTACCTACAAAACTTGAAGCAGTTATAATACCAGTAGTGTTTACACTTGATGTTGCAGTTAATCCTGAGGCAGTAGTTGCTGTTCCAGTTAAGTTACCTACAAAACTTGAAGCAGTTATAATACCAGTAGTGTTTACACTTGATGTTGCAGTTAATCCTGAGGCAGTAGTTGCTGTTCCAGTTAAGTTACCTACAAAACTTGAAGCAGTTATAATTCCTGTAGTGTTTATATTAATACTAGAATTTACATTATTTGCTGTAGTTGCTGTAGTTGCTGTACCTGTAAGATTTCCAGTAAAACTAGAAGCAGTTATAATACCTGTAGTGTTTACGTTAATAGTAGAACTTACATTGGATGCTGTAGTTGCTGTACCTGTAAGATTTCCAGTAAAACTAGAAGCAGTTATAATACCTGTAGTGTTTACGTTAATAGTAGAACTTACATTGGATGCTGTAGTTGCTGTGCCTGTCAAGTTACCTACAAAACTTGAAGCAGTTATAATTCCTGTAGTGTTTATATTTGATGTTGCAGTTAATCCAGAAGCAGTAGTTGCTGTACCTGTTAAGTTACCTACAAAACTTGAAGCAATTAAATTTCCTGTAAATCTTCCAGTACCAACAACATCTAAATTATAATTTGGAGTCGTGCTTCCAATTCCCAACAAACCTGATGGGTTAAAAACAAGTTTACTGGATGGAACTACAACTGTTGAATAAGTACCAGCATTTGCTGAAGATGGAGTCAGAATTGGATAATAATAATTATTCTCGTCAATTGCAGATATTGTATTTTTTGCTACTCCAATGAGATCAGTACCAGATCCCACAAAAGATGTTGCAGTTACTGAACCAGAAACATTTATATTCCCTAAAACATCAAGTTTTTCTTTTGGTTGAGTAGAACCAATACCAATAGAATAAGAACTTGAGAGAATTATATTTGAGTTTACCTTCCCACCGACAGAAAAATCTGTGCTAACAGAAAATAAAGGAGCATTTACCTGCAGAGTATCTCCACTCTCAATTAATGAAGTTCCTGCTATTCCAGTAAAATTTAGTTGATTTAAACCGAAACCTTTATCTGCCATGAGAGTTTTTAAGTATTTATGTTTTCATTTGAAATGATAAATTAATTATAATAAACTTCCTCTTACGAATCTATATGTGGTCACTCCATTTACTCCAGACTGAGGTGTAACTTGCAATTTACAGTCAGTCCCATCCAAAGTTGCTCCAATTGCAACCAAAGCATTTTTGTTATACATAATGCCATAAGATTCAGCATTTGCAATAATGCCATCTTGCATAATTAAAACTTTTTGAACTTGAATACTGCTACTAAATCCAATATGAACAGAATACTCAACTAATTTGAAGTCTGTAGTTGTAATGGAAAAACTATCTATGGATGTAGTAATTCCAACTGAAGCAATAAAATTACCAGTTCCTGTTTTTACTCCATAAGTTTCAACTTGTAATGGTGTATTTGTGGAAGTTGTTGCACTTCCAATCGTAGTTATGCCAGAGACATTCAATGAAGAAACAGATGCAAAACCACTAATTACATTTGTTGCTGTAGTTGCTGTGCCTGTTAAGTTACCTACAAAACTTGAAGCAGTTATAATTCCACTAGTGTTTATATTAATACTAGAACTTACATTATTTGCTGTAGTTGCTGTTCCAGTTAAATTACCTACAAAACTTGAAGAAGTTATAATTCCTGTGGTATTGATGCTAATTGATGTTGATACTCCAAGTGCTGTAGATGCTATGGTTGCTGTGGTTGCTGTTCCAGTTAAATTACCTACAAAACTTGAAGAAGTTATAATACCAGTAGTGTTAATGTTTATTTCTGTGGAAACACCAGAAGCAGTGGTTGCTGTTCCAGTTAAGTTACCTACAAAACTTGAAGCAGTTATAATACCAGTAGTGTTTATATTTGATGTTGCAGTTAATCCAGAAGCAGTAGTTGCTGTACCTGTTAAGTTACCTACAAAACTTGAAGCACTTACAGATCCAAGAAACTTACCATTTCCACTTACATCCAGTATTTCAGTTGGAGAATTACTTCCAATTCCAATATTTCCTGAAGAATATACAAATCCACTTGCTGCTCTAATTAAATTACCACTTCCGTGATACATTATTTGATTTGCTTGACCAGGCGCTTTTAGTGAAAATCTAATTGTCGCAATTCCAGTTTGATCGGAAACCCCAGAACCAACTGGATCTACTGACACAATATCACCAACTAAATTAAAAACATTAAAACTATTTGCTGCTCCTACTTGAATATTATCATCAAAAATAGTGAAAGAACCGGGAATTAAACCACCAGTCAATACCTGAGAAGATGCAATCCAATATCTTTTTCCCGGATTATTTTTATTGGCAACGAGTAAATATTGATCACCAGATATTGAAGGTGGTGCTGGATTTGCACCAACTGAAGAAGGACCAACCAATGGATCTCCGAGATCTGGCTCTGCTTGATTTAATCCTAAAAATTCATATCTATCGGATGTGATTCCTGTTCTTGTTTCTTTTTTAACTCTTCCGGAAGTGTAATTATACATTTATATTATCCTTTTGCAGTTTCTAAAACACTCAACACAATATTTAAATTATCATCAGAATTTGCCGAAACTTTAATTACATCACCAGTTTCCAACACAAGTCTTCCGTCTGGAATTAAATTTACAGAATCATTGGGGGGAACAGAAACATTATTTGCAAATTTATAATCAGTGGGAGATTCTGTGCTTCTAGAATGAACAGCAGTCACTGTATAAGTGGTTGATCCTGTTGAGACATTTGTTACTTGTGCCAAAATTACAATTGAAGCAACTCCAGATGGACAAGTATAAATTCCAACGTTGGAAGTGGTTAAATTTTTTCTTACAGTTTTAAATGTATTAAGTGCTACTACTGCCATTTTATCTTCCTAATGCAATGAGTAAAGGTGTTACTGTATTTAACAAACTTTGACTGAAGGATCTTCCACTAATGGTTCCAGTTAATTGATTGATAACTACTCCCTCACCAATTCTAAAGTTTCCTGACTGGTCAGTACTAGTATAAACAACTTCTCCTCCATTTATCCTAACGACTTCATTCTGTTGTCTTGTCACACCACCTTTAGATGGTCTTGCAGATTCAATTGCATTGCCTGCTCCTATATATTCAAATGATATTGTAGATGCAACCTGCAAACTCATTCTAGAGAAATAAGCAGTAGTTCCTGCACTGACTGTATTATTTAGATTTTCAGTTAATGTGATAGTTGAAATGCCAGCAGATGGTAAAGTTGCACCATCAACTTTATAATATATTGGTGCAAGATTTGCAGAAGCAGTTGCCGTAACCCCAGCACCAGGACCACTGATCGTTACAGTTGGTGCAGTTACATATTGATTACCAGTACTAATAACATTAATTGAAACTACTTTTCCATTTTCAATTACAGGAAATGCCTCGGCAGTAATTCCATTTGGACCAGTTGGAGAACTAATTGTAACAATTGGTTCCGATGTATAACCAGAACCACCATCAGTGACACTTATAGATTCAACAGAATAATATAAGTTTCCAAAATAAATTGCTTGCCCTTGATATGGTCTATTGGTTCCCAAACCAGAAACTGTAATTATATTTTGACCTATAGTAGCATTTGTATTTGCAGTTCCAGTATATCTAAAAATTGATCTACTAGAGTAATCCCCTACACCATTTGAATATAATCCATAAGTTCCGAATGAATTGTTAGAATTGGTAATATCACACTGACCACCAGAAGATGTATAAATCGCAATATCATCACAAATTGTAAAGATAGAAACTAATTGAGCATAACCACCATTGGTAATTGACACTCCAATACCACCTTGATTATATTGTGTATAAGAATCAACACTCATAGAACCTTGAATGCCATTATCAATTTCATCTCCAGGTTCTGCATCAAAACCATTTACCTTTAATCCAATGCTATTTGGTATAAAATTTGTGCAGTTGCGAATATAAGGACCTTTTGAAATAATTCCGACACCAGGTGAGAACGTTGTTCCTTCAAGTTTTGTGCTGGACCAATTGTTACTTGATTGTCCATCATATGCTGATGGTAGTGTTGTATTAATTCCTGCTCCACCAAGAGCACTCAAACCATCATTAATTATTGTAGTCACAATTCCAACACAAGAATATAATGCAGAAATTACATTTGAACAAGAATTTAAATTAGTATTAGATCCAGTTGCAGAATCTGCTTGAATGGAAACATCCTTTACTTGTGTATAATAAGACTGATAATTTCCACCACTTGTTTTTGCAAAAGAAACATTATTAATACAAGACCTTGCAATTCCTACTGCATAATTAAAGGCATCTATTGTTTCGGTTTTAAATCCAACAATATTCTGAAGTGCTCCTCCTGCAGTGTAATATGATTTTCCTGCAACCACACACTTAGAATTTCCACCCCTTGTAATGTCATGGCATACTGCCTTTAATGCAGATACAACACCTTCTCTAATTGTACTTATTCCAGAATTAAATATAGGATTTTTATAATCTGTGCTGGTTAAATATCCTACAGTTTCTTCAGAAATAAAATCAAGATTCATACGAATCATTCTTGCAGCATCAAAAAATCTATGAGTAGAAACTCCAGCAAGTGGTTGAAATGATACTACCGATGCACCATTTGTTGATGGAGCACCAACAAAACTTAAATCTGTTAAATGACATCCATTATTAACGTGGAATAAATCAAGTCCAGTGTTTTGTGGTGAAACTAAACAGTTACGCAACTCTGTTCCTTCCACTGAAACATCTTTTGATAAAACTATTGGATTATTTTCAACATAAGTTCCTGGAAAAACTTTAATTGTATCTCCAGGTAAAGCAAGTGCTGCTGCTGCTTTTATAGTTTTCTTTGCATCATTATTCAACAATCCAGTGTTTGAATCATTTCCTTCAAAGGAAACAAAGATTGTTTTTCCTATAGTAGTGCGAATTCCTACATTAACTATTCCCTTTCCTGCTGTTTGTGTAGATGTTAAAGTAAGACCGGTCCCAATATTAATTTGAGTTACAATACCTACTATGGATTCCCCATTTCCAAGATAATTATTAGTGAAAATTGTTGTTGCAGTTAAAAGACCAACAGTAGCAGTTCCAGAAACACGAACATCAGTTGCGGTTAAAAATCCTATAGTAGCAATACCAACAGAGGCAAATCCTACAGTTGCAATACCAATTGATGCAAGTCCGACATTTGCATAACTAATTGTTGCAATTCCAATAGAAGCAGCAGCAGCAACTATTCCTCCACTAAAATTACCAGAAAATGTACCTGCAGTTAATATTCCCGATACTCGTACATTTGTAAAAGTTCCAAATCCTATTGTTGCAATTCCAATTGATGCTGCAGTTCCAACCAATAAACCCGATGTAATCCTAGTATTATTAATAAAATCAAGGGTTGCATCATACGAAGATAATGTATTAAGACCAGTGAGTGTATTTGCAGTAACAATTCCCAAAGTTGCATTGGGTGAATTTAAATTAGTTGCAGTTAAAAATCCAACAGTAGCAGTTCCAGAAACACGAGCATTAGTTGCTGTTAAGAACCCAATTGTAGCAGCACCTGATATTCTGACATTTGTAAATGTTCCAAATCCAATCGTTGCAACTCCTACAGAAGCAAACCCAATTGATGCTAAATTGGTTACATTTAAGTTAGTTGTTGTTGTTAAACCAGAAACACCTAAAGTTCCAATTGTACCAATGCCACTAATATTTAAATCAACACCAGAAACTGTTCCACCAGAAAGATTGACTGCTGTAGTAGCAGTAGCAGCATTTCCTCCAATACTAATATTCTGAAAACTTCCAGGAGTAATAATGTTTGCAGTGTTTGCTGTTCCTACATTAATGTCGTAAAATCCCTCTAACCTTTCGGAAGGAACTATACCACCTGTAATATTTGATGCATCAGTCAAAGCATCAGAAGAAGAAGCAGAATCAACAGAAATTGGATAATGACCAGATAATCTATCACTACTAATAAAACCAGAAGTTATACCAGCAGCATTTGTAAGTATATTTGCACTATTTACATTAATTCCATAATAACCACTAAGTCTAGAAGTACTAACAATACCAGAAGTTATATTCGCAGCATTATTTAATCTATCCGCACTCGTTGCGTTTCCTTCTAAACTTCCAACAAACTTATCTGCGGTTATAGTTGTAGCACCAACTATTCCACTATTCTGTAAATTGAGATTATCTCCAGGTGCTAATTCCTCAATCTGTTGAGTTGTTGGATTTGCTATAAGTGGAAATCTGTCCGCCATTACTTATTGCGATTACTTTTTTGTTATACTATATAGGTGCCAATGCATTACGAGATATTTTAAAGATCAAAATGATATACAAGGGCATCTGGGGGGGGGAGGTCGTCAAGAGGATAGCAGTTCAAGTAAATATATAATTGAAATAACATTAATTATTGGCAATTACTTGAACACCAAAGTCAATGGCATCATCTAAATTTTCAAGCATGTTTATCCAAGATGAGTTGCCATAATTCTGAAAAACTTTTGCCCAAGACCCATTCCTTTTAATCCATGCAGTTTGAACTTCTTTCCAAGAACCACCATTCTTGATAAAAATATTACCTGCGTTAGACCAAGATGATTCGTAAGATGCAGATGCTGAAAATGATCTGACATAACTAATTGCATTAACATTTGATGCGTAAAATTGAATATCAAAAGAAGAAGTAGTTTTATTTGCAATAGAACATAAGTTAATAAAACCATCATGATCACCAGATGCTGATTGATTATCTAAAATTGTTATATTTAATGTATAATTACTATTTGGGAATGCAGTGTTCCAATATACTGTATAATATTTTTGTGAATAATTAAAATTATTTGAATCGCAAGGCACACCATCTGGTGCATTTGGATTTTGATTTACAAAAGTTGCTCCAGTGCCATTAAATAATGTATTTGTATTGGTGTCATTGTCAAATATGTGCGTTAAAGTTCCTGTATTTCTAATGCTTAATGGAGTTTTAACACCAACTGCTACGGGATTTGAAATGTACCCACTTCCAGGATAAGCATATCCTCCCCAAGTTAATGATGCTCCTCCAAGATAAAATTGTGTTCCTGGACCAGAAGAAGTAAACGATAAAAGATAATCTCTTGTTCCAGACCCAGAATAAGTATAATTTGTTTCCGAACCTGGAAAAAACCCATTATCCAAAGATCCGCCAGAGGGAACTGGAGTTGCACTTGATGAATAAAAAGTGCTAGAGTTACCATCTGGTTTTGATACCACTACACTTCCATTAACTGAAAACGTATAAGTATTTCCAGCATTAGCAACTGCTGCAAATTTAACTGAAGTAGTATTATCAGTTAATCTCAAATAATAATTTCCATCGGATTTTTTAATAAATGAAGCTGCCATAATTTTATCAGGTTATTTGATACCAAATGTCCCCATCACATCCTTCAGTTGTAGGTGTGTATGTTTGGACATAACGAGTTCCATATCCATTACTACTAGAATTAACAGTTATAGTTGATCCACTTGCAGACATAGGATATGTACATGAATAACCAGTTTGTGTTAATGTTATATTCGTAACACCTGAAGCACCTTGAGTTCCTTGAGTGCCCTGAGTGCCCTGAGTACCTTGAGTACCTGTTCCTGTAGTACCTTGAGTACCTGTTCCTGTAGCACCTTGAGTACCTTGAGTACCTTGAGTACCTTGAGTGCCTTGAGTACCTTGGGTTCCCTGAGTTCCCTGTGTTCCCTGTGTTCCTTGAGTACCTTGAATACCTTGAGTGCCTTGAGTACCTTGGGTTCCCTGAAGACCTTGAGTTCCTTGAGTTCCTTGAGTTCCTTGAGTTCCCTGAGTACCCTGTGTTCCTTGAGCACCTCCTCCACCAGAGATACCTTGAGTACCTTGAGTTCCCTGAGTACCCTGTGTTCCTTGAGCACCTCCTCCACCAGAGATACCTTGAGTACCTTGAGTTCCCTGAGTACCTTGAGTTCCCTGAGTACCCTGTGTTCCTTGAGTTCCTTGAGCACCTCCTTCCCCAGAGATGCCTTGAGTGCCCTGAGTTCCTTGTGTTCCCTGAAGTCCTTGAGTTCCCTGAGTACCTTGAGTTCCCTGAGTACCCTGTGTTCCTTGAGTTCCTTGAGCACCTCCTTCCCCAGAGATGCCTTGAGTGCCCTGAGTTCCTTGTGTTCCCTGAAGTCCTTGAGTACCTTGAGTTCCCTGAGTACCCTGTGTTCCTTGAGTTCCCTGTGTTCCTTGAGTACCTTGAGTACCTTGAGTACCTTGAGTACCTTGAGTTCCCTGTGTTCCTTGAGTACCTTGAGTTCCCTGTGTTCCTTGAGTACCTTGAGTTCCCTGTGTTCCCTGTGTTCCTTGAGTACCTTGAGTTCCCTGTGTTCCTTGAGTGCCCTGAAGTCCCTGAAGACCCTGAAGACCAGCAGCATAAGGGGAGGTCCAAGAAACTCCAGCACCTGTAGAAACAAGAATAGAACTTTCAATACCTACATTGTTATTAAAATCTTTAAGACCAGAACGAAGTCTTATATTTCCATTTACGTCTAATGGGTCTGTTGGGGTTGCAGTTCTAATTCCAACTAAACCATCTAAAGTTGCAGTCAAAACAGTGGCACCAATACCAACATTAATGGATTTTCCTGCTGTTAAAATTCCAGTAACATTATCAAAAATCAATAATGAAGAAGTTCCAAACTCATTGTTATTATTAAAAAATATTTGTTGATTATTTCCTGGAGCAAAAACTCTAACAGTAACTCCAGTTCCTGGGGAATTATCTGCATTTAAATAACCAGTTACACTAATTGCAGATCCAACAAAATTTATTTGAGTAATGCTACTCACACCAGCATTACTGGGAACAATAATATTTTCATCATAAACACTAATAGAACCAGGTATCAATCCACCTCCAGGTGGAATCCAATAACGTTGCCCTGGATATCCAGATACTGAAACAACTTGATATTGTTGACCAAAAGGAAGAGATTGTTCCAGTAAAGAAGGATCTCCAAGATTTGGTTCTGCTTGATTTATTGCTAAGTACTTATATCTATCACTTGTTAAATCGGACTGTGACCTTCTTTTTACTCTTCCACTTAAATACTTTGTCATAATTATACAATGCCAGATACATTAGTTTCAAGAATGCTACAGATGAATTCCATTTGCAACGGACCTACTTGACCACCACTTACATAAGTGTGTGCAATACCAATGGATATACCAGAATTGGTCACAAACGTTTTTGATGTTCCTACACTCCCAATAATAGAATCTATAACAAAAGACTTTTGAGGTGATGGAAAAATTGTAGTAGTAAGTCCCGCATACTGACTTGAACAAGTAAATGCAAGACCACTCATTGTCACTTCATCACCAATATTAAAATTGTGAGGAGTTAAAGTTTCAACTGTAGTTATTCCTGTAGTATTATCGTAAAAACAAGTAGAAACTGAAACAATTCCAGATTGTATTCCTGAAAGAACGATAGAGTCAGTAATAATTGCACTCTTTTCTAAAACTAGACGGCCATCAATTAAAATAGCAACATCATTTGGAGGAACTTCTATATTTTTAGCAATTCTTGTATTCCTTGTATTTCCTACTGTGTTCTGAGAATTACTTACCCTTCTATGTGTAAGTGTAACTATTGGATAAGTGTTGACTCCAACATTCGCAACTTGAGCATATAACAAAATAGAAGATTGTCCAGTAGGAACTGTATAAACAGTTTGTTCTCCTGGTGCAACAGGAACTGCTATGGTCAAATATGTATTAAGTGGTGAAACTGCCATATTACTATCTTAATGCTAAAATCAGTGGTGTAACTTCTGCCTGAATTGCTCTACTGAAATCTCTCCCTCTAATTGTTCTTGTTGGTTGATTAATCTGAAGACCTTCTCCAATATCAAAATTACCTTTTTGGTCTGTACTTGTGAATGGTACTTGTGCCCCATCTAAAGCAACAATTTCATTTGCTTTTATAGGAACTGCCCCCTGAAAAGGTGTGGAAGTATTTATACTTGTGCCAGTACCAATATATTCAAAAGAGTGAGAACTCGTAAGAATTCTGCTAATTCTTTTTAATGAAACATCTTCATCACCATATAACTCATAAGGAATTCTTTCATTAAATGTAACTGTTGTTGTGCCACCAGCAGAAACTTGAGTGGCAACATCAACTGTATAATAAATTGGTTGTGTAATAACTATTGCCGTTGCAGTAGTACCTGCACCAACTGGCGAATCAATTTGAAGTATTAAATTTTGAGTAGGTAGATAATTTCTTCCACTACTTATCACATCAACTGAAAGGATACTCCCATTAGTTGCATCTACTGTGGGACTTAATTGTGCTATAATACTTTGAGGTCCTTTTGGTTGTTGTGTATTATCGTTACTATCAATAATGCGGACATTAGGTGGAGATGAAGCACTATATCCAGATCCAGCATCTATTATTTTAATTTCTTGTACTCTAACCATCGGTAAAGTTAAAGTTGGGAAACTTGCTGCATCTGGATATCTCCCATCCAAATTACTAATCTGGAAAAATAAAGCCTGACCATCATAAGGTCTTCGTGGTACATTATATACATCCTTTACATTTGTAAGTTCAACTTTATCACTATTTGCATTCACACCAGGAGTTACTCTTGTTATAACTGGTCCAAAATTTTGAGGAACAGGATTAACCTTTCCAGTAAATTCTGTAGAACCCAATCCAACTGCATACAATCCATAATTACCAAATGAAGAGTTGGAGTTTGTAAGGTCGCAAGATCCTCCACTATCACAATAAATTCCTTTATCACAATTAATTGTAAAAATAGATACTAATTGAGCATAACCATTGTTTGTAATGGAAACACCAATACCATTTTCATTATATTGAGTAAATGAATCACAAACCATACACTTGAGATTATTTCCAATATTATTAATAGGATCTGAAACACTTGCGTGATTTCCATCAATCTTCATACCAATACTTTTTGTCATAAAGTTGGTACAATTTCTAATGTATGGACTTCTCCATCTTCCAGATGGACCTTCTAATGTTGGTCCTGCAGCAATATATCCAGTATTTGCACGGTCGGCAATATCTATTGGAGGAAATGCAACTGCTGCACATCCAGTATGAGCAATTGAAACTGCATTTGGATCTCCTGGTGCTCCACCAGCAAAATTTAAATTTTCTATTAAGCAACCTCTACGAACGTGAAATACATCTTTTGTGCGATTTTGTGGAACGATTGTGACTAATCTCAAATCTTGTCCTGATACTGTTACATCAGTTCTCAAACCGATAGGATTATTTTCAAAATAAACACCAGGACGTATATAAATTGTATCACCATCTTGTGCAATTGATGCTGCTGCTCCTACAGTTGCTTTTGCATCACCTTCAAGTAATCCACTGTTTGCATCATTACCATCTTTGGTTACATATATGATATTTTGAGTTTGAACACCAGAAGGTCTCCAAGATACTCCGGTTCCTACAGAAGAAAGACGATAATCAAATTTTCCAGTAGCAGTGCTGTTGTTTATATCAATCAGTGAGGAATTTAATTCTACGGTATTTTGGAATAAAGCCTCCTTTACAATATCTACATCTTTAATTGGTAAATTGGTTCCAACTCCAACCGAACCAATTCCAGTCGTGGTAAATACTGTGCCTGAAATTCCAACTTGAAATGTCTGAGTAACACTTGCTGTTCCGACAACATCCAGAGAAAAAGAAGGATTTGAATTGTTAATTCCAACATTAGAATTTCTGTAGATTGATGTACTTCCATTTACATAATCCCAATAATCATAAACATAAACATCTGCAATGTTTGAATTACTTGAATTTACAAATGCCTGAACTGGATCAGTGTTAACACCAGCACCTCGTCCTGTGTTAAAATTTATTCCAAAAAAAGACTGTCCAGTTCCAATTAAAGACAAGTCATTATAAACAAGAATTCCAGCAGCACTGGCAGGGGTTATTTCAACCCATCTAATTCCATTAATGTCTCGGGAAAGATAATATCCAGTAACTCCAGAATAATTTACAGAATCATATATATTTTCATCTACTTTTATACTTCCTGCAATATCAAGTTTTTGTGTTGGTATGTTGCTGCCAATACCAACATTTCCAGAATAAGTTGAACCGAGTCCAACAATATTTGAGTCTCCACTATTAAGTACAGTAAAAACTGTCCCACCATACCCAACGTCAAATCTTTTTGTAATTGTTCCAACACCACTTACATTTAAATTACCAAAAACATCAAGTGTTGCTTGTGGATTTGTTGTGTTTATTCCCAATCTATTCAAACCAGGATTATAAACTAATCCGAGACTCACACCGGGATCGTTGCTATCAATAGCACTATCGTTTAAATATGGATAATAATTTTTATTTTCATTTAATGCAATTCCAACTTTTACAATATCTGGATTTTCACGAAGATACAATCCAAGCCAAGGTTCAATTAAATCGGTTGATGTTATAAGACCAGTTCTCGTATCCCTTAAAAGTATACTCATACAAAATAATCGCCGTAAGTAGAATCAGATAAAGTACCTATAATACTATTTACCGTACTTTTTCTTGAATTTAAATCACCTTGTGCAAAAACGAATCCATATCTTTGTACATACATTTTTTTGGATTCTGTTTTAAGATGATTGGTTCCAGATAATAAACTATCTCGTTTCGCACGAAGAGATGACAAATCATTACTTAATATTGTAAATTGAGATGAATATGTCGCACAAGATGTGGAACAAATACTCACATTTCCAGAGGATACGGTGGGAACAAAAACACTTCCTACACCAGAACTTGCAACAATATAAGTATCTGTACCAACACCAAGAATAGGAGAACCTACACGGGAAATGTTAAAAGATGCACCAGGAAATGAAAGAACACCAACACTTTGATTAGTTTGATATCCAGTTCCACCATTATTCACAATCACTGAAGTAATTATTGTCCCTCCACTTCCTACTATAATATCAACAAGTCCACCAGTTCCTATTCCACCAGTTAATTCTTGACGATAATAAGTTCCTGGTGTGTATCCATAACCAGGATTTGTGATTGTTAAACTTGTAATGGAATCATTGTCAATTCCATTTACAGTGGTAGCATAACCTATTCCAGTCGTAAAAGTTGTAGAACCGTCAGTTCCAAAATATGGTCCATAGGGATCAGTTCCAGTATATGAAGTATTTTCTGCATTAATACGATGTGCTTTAACTTGTTCGTAATAATAATAATTACCAATAGTGTAAGTTGTTGTTGTAACTCCGACTATAGCACCAACACTATCATAAATGACCTCTGTACGAGTTGCAGTTGAACCACATCCGCAAGCATTTGCATTGTTTGCAACAATTCCAATATCATAAATCTTTTGATTAATTTTTACGGTTAAATTGCAAACTTCCAAATCAAGTTGTGCTACAGGGTTGATAAAACGATTAATCTTCAATTGCAATGGATCTACCAAAGTACCCAAAGAACTTACTTGATTATCCAGTGAAACAATTTCTGATTTATATTCATCAATAATTTCCTGTACTGGCATATATCAACTCCTTATTGCACTTAAAACATATTCACGATTATCACCTGGATAATCGTCATAAGTACCTTCGTATTCTGGAATATTTTTAGATGTATCCTTTCTTTCACCATAAACAGTATAATAACACTTAATTGCTGAACCAGAATTATTTTTAATATAAATTTTATTTCCCCACTCAATTTTATCTACAAATAATTCTTGATGCATTTCAATTGGTGTAAGATGAACAGTAATGGTCTCAACATCAACTAAATTTTTCCAATAATATGGAAGTTCAATAACATTTTTATTATCAAGTTGCCCTCTCACAAAAACATCAGCAGTTGGACCTTCAATACAAACGTGCCTTAGTCTCCATCCTGGTTTTGATGGATGTGGAATATCAAAATTTTTTTTTCCGACACAAGCACTAATATCTCCAAAATATCGAACTGCGGTTACATTTTCAGTAACATTGAGATTTCCAGTAATTACTTTGTTTGCAGTGGAAATGTGTGCTCCCGAATTGACTTTTATAGCAGAAGATATATCTGCTGCTAATTTCATAGCAAGACCCAAAAATTTAGAAATTCCTATTGTATTTGTATCTCCAACAAAATTTGCGATTCCAGAAACTTCAAGAGAAGCAGGAACAGTAAGACCTGGCACTGGTGGTCCAATCATACAAGTTGCTCTTGCAACTCCAATCTGTGGGGTCAAACCAATATAACAAGGACCATTAATAACTGCTGTTCCCGGAGTAATTTCTGCAGTAGCAGTCAAAAAGGACATATCCAATTGACCTACAATTAGTTTTTCTCCAATGCTAGCAACTGTAAAATCTGCCATTATTTGCCTCCAGGATTATCAGAGCAAATGGAAGCAAAGAAATTTTTAAACCTAGTAATTGCATCTAATATTTTGCCCAAAACAGAAGACTTATCGGAGTCTATTCCTGATTGAACTTCTGCTTGTGTATTCGCACTTAAAGATGCAGTGCTTCCAGTTACTGAAGCATTATTTGCTGCTGCAGTTGTTGTATTTGTTCCTTGTGTAGTGACCGTTGGAGCGTCTTGATGAATTAATTTAGATGCTTGAAATGTAATCTCTCCTCCTCCTGTTCCATCAAGAGCAACAAACCGAATGTTTGCTGCAACAATTGTAACAGTTCCATAGGGTGCAGATAGTACTATTCCTCCATTTTCCGCACGAATAATTTTTGCTGGTTCAGATTCATTGGTAATTTTTCTTCCGACAACTTCTTTTGATGTTTTATCGGCAACAATATCTAAATCACCATTTTCATAATAGATAAATCCTTGACCTTTTTTTGTTGTGCAAGAATAGTCTATCTTCCCATTATGAGGACTTTCTACTCCACAAGCTTCTATAAAATGGTCAGTCTGTCTTAAATGTGGGTCTGGAGTTGTCATACACAATCTATCACTGAGGTTACTGCGATTCCAGAGACTGCTGGAACACCAGTTGTTGAAGAATAATTTGGAGTAAATTGCATAACTGGAATGAGTTCTGCTCCTACTCCTGTGTTGGTATTTATAGTTAGTGTGGGAATGGTTTTAAATTCTCCTATAATATTTGTTGGCAACTTAACATCTACAATTGCTCCACTTCCAGGAGAAATAATTGGTTCATAAGTATTTTTACCATCAGTAATTTTATCCCCAGTTGTATATCCATATCCTGGTTTATCTACCACAACATCAGTAACTGTGCCAGTTATAGAAGAACTTATTCCTGGTACTGTGCCAGTTATAGAAGAACTTATTCCTGGTGCTGTAACATTGCCTTTACAATATCCATCACCAGAATTTAGAATTATAACTTTATCAATACCACCATCTTTTTCATTCACCTCAACTCTTGCAGTTGCACCTAAACCATAATTACTTTTATCAACAATTCTTACATCTGTTGTTCCATTTGTATAACCAACTCCCCTGTTGGCAATTTGAACAGAGAAAATCTTACCATTATCACCAACTATTGGAATTGCTTTAGCACCAACTCCGTCACCAGTAATATAAACTTGTGGAGGTATACAAGTCTTCCATCTGCTTCCAATCGGCATTCTCATTAAATCATCCTGATTCTGTGGATTAAGAACTTTAGACACACAAGATGCATTATTAAGTGCTCTATCAATCAAACCACCAAATCCAGACCCAAAAGTATCAGTTGCAGAATATAAAGGAGTATTACGAAGAGAAACTTCTATTGAACTTCCTGCTTTAGCAGCAGTTTTAAACACATTAACATTACTAACCATTTTTTTCCAATCATCTGCTTCTTTTTCACTTGGTCCAAATTTTGCTGCCCAAGTATGTGGTTTCTTGCAAGCAAGTCCAGTGCATTGAAGAAAACTAAAAATTTGAGATGCCAAAGAACTTGCTTGATTTAAAATTCCAGAAATTGTTCCTAATCCACCAGTCAACCAACTAATACCAGACATTATATCAGATAATGCATCTTCAATCGCATTCATTAGTTTAGCAAGAATTCCAGCAGTCCATTCTTCTGCTGCACAAAGAGGGACATTTACTGTTCTATCTACTAAATCCTGTAAAGCATTTGTAATAAAATCCAAAAGACTTGATGGAAGTTTTTCTAGAATACAAAAAATTGCATCAAGAATTTTCTTCATTGATTCCAAAACAATCTTTTGTTGGGGTTGTGGAACAACAAGACCGACTAATTTTCTAAATGCCCAAGTAATACATTTAAAAATTGTATTTCTTAAATTATTGATAATGAGTTTTACGATACTAAGTATAGACCTAGCAGTATTACGAATTTGATTTCCTATATCTACAATTTCATTTAATACAGTATCTACATAAACATTTAAATATCGGTCTAATCCATTTGTAATTGCCATAAAGCTCTGAAGAGCTTGTGAAATATCTCCGATTAATCCATTCTGACAACCATTAGGTATTGTAATTTCTACATCTGCTTTTTTCGCAACTTGCCATATAGATGATGCATCAAATTGAAGTCTATCTCCATACTGAGGAAATACACGAGTAGTCCCAGTGTAAAATCCAACATTTGAATTAAAAGCAATATCTACTTTGTCTTTTGTTGATAGTGGAGAAGTTTCTGTTTGAGGATTTTCAGGAATAATTTCTTTTTCTTTTCTTGCACTTCTTTGAGTTGCTGGGATATTATTTCCAGGATGTCCAGTAAATGGTTTGAATTGAGAACTTTTTTCTTTTGCTATTACCTCTTCTGAGATTAAATTCTTAACACCATCACTACGATGAAGAAGACCCATTATGACTGGTTGTTGTGCATCATCTCCGTCAATAAAAAATCCAAAGCAAGTCTCACCACCCTTTAAATTTATTGTTGCTCCCATACCACCTTGACCACTTCCAAAAGCAGGGTCCATCATAATCTGTGCCCAAGGCAAATCATCATCAGGAAGAACATTACCATCAAAAGTATGATGACCAACAATTCTTACCTTACATCTTGCTGCCCACACTTGACCGTCAGAACCCTTTTCTTCTGAAAACTGAGATTTACTTTTCCAAGAATTTTGATTTGCTACTTGTCCAATCCACCAATAAAAACCATCTTTGCCAATGTAATTGGATTTCAATAAAGATTCTTCAATCATCGTAAATTCTACACTCCAGTGCGTTTGGGTTTAAATCGCAAAATAATTCTAATGCATTTGGTATTAAAGTATTATTTGGATTATTCTTTTGATATTCCAAAAGTTCTTCCAAATGTGCTTCTAAGTATCTTTTTCTTTGTTTATTTAATGATGAATTTCCCAATTCATCATTTATAGTATGTATGAATTGTTGTAAATCCATTTTTCTTACCCGTTTTGAGGACCGTAAAGACCGTAACTATCACGAATTAATTTTACACTTGTAACCATTTGATTTCCTTCAAAATGATGTCTCAATTCTTTAATCAAATAATTTCCACTTTGCTCATCATCTGCTTCTTTATTATCCGATCTTTTGATTCTCGGAAATTGTGCATTTATAATATCTCCAACTTTCAGTTTTATATTACAAGGTATAACCATATTTAGTGCTTGAGTGAATAATAAATTATATCTAGAATAAGACATTGACATATCCGCACCACTTCTTGACTTGCCACTTACAGTTCCATCATTATTCAAATTTCCTCTATCAGAAATTTTAAACATAATTCTACTAATACTATCTCCAAATTCATCAGAAACAGCAATATTCTTAGACGCACCTAGTTTATTTTTAACTTGGTCTTTCACTGTGTATTTGTAAATATCTAAAGTGTTTGAATACAAATCAAAATAATATGTTTTATTTGAATACATACCAACTCTCAATGATTTCATCAAATCAATATTCTTTTCATACTTATAGTTTAAAATTCTAAAATTTGTTTCTACATTATTACTCTCAATGATTGGAGCATATTGATAATTATATATTGATTCCTTATCGGCACTATTGTTTTGAATTTGAGTGCTTGAAACTAAACTATCAATACTTCTAAAATTAAACCCATCTTTGTTTTCATAGAATAAGAATCCTGCAGTTCCTTTTGCGATTCCACTATTCTCTCCACCTGATGTTCCAGAGTTTTGACCATTTGCAGGAACTGCTTTTGGTCCCAACCAAGTCAAAGTATGAAATGGTTTTCTATTGTTTCCAATAAAAGAAAAATCATTTGATGTTCCTTCTATATTTTCACTCTTAAATTTTTTAGTTTTTAATACATCTTTTAAAATTTTAGTTACTGTAGTTTGAATATTACCTGTATATTTTCTTTCACATCTGACAGTATCATTCGTCAAACCTTCACGAGAAACTAAGTGTAAAGTGAACATTTCACTTGACTTTTGTGCATCAAGATTGCTAACCTTATAAACATAAAAAGCAGTATCACCATCAAATAAAAATTCACCAAATGCAGTATCAACACTAATGGAAACTTTTTCTCCACCACGAATTGGTAAAAGATTAAACAAACTTGTACTATTAACTATTTGTGCAGTAGCAGTTATACAAGGAGATAAAATATCCTCAAAGTAATCAAAAAACAATAATGAATTGGTAATATCAATTTTTTTGCTACCATCTAATGATTGTATGATAAAATAATTTGGTTTAAATGCTGCTACAGATTGTGACATTAGCTTGCTGACAGATTAGTAAGTAACATAGTCTTCATAAGACTATTTACCAGTTGTCCTTCATCTGGACCAGGAAGAATTACAGTTCCTCCACCACCACCTCCAACTGGAATAAAGACTGGTTTTTGTTGTCCTCCTCCACCTTGAGGACTCATCATCATTGGTATAATTGTTGTAACCTGTTGTAGTTGATTATAAGAAGGGTATTGTTGGAGATTTTGAATCATTCCAGATTGATATGCAGCAATTGCCTCTGGAGTTAAATCTGGACCTCCTATTCCAGGTCTCTTTGAAGCATCCATTATTGCTTTAATTCTGGAAAGATTTGAATTTGGATCACTTGCTTCATTTGCAATAATAGATTTATGGTACATTACATTTAATTTCTGTGCTTTTGCTAATTTTTCAACCAATTCAGCAGTTTTTAAATTATATTCCTTTTCTCCAGGAGCACCAGTTTCACCTTTTGTTACATCAGCGTGTCCTGCAAAAATATGATATGCACGTTTAGGGTCTTTCATCATTGCTTCAACTATTCTTTTTGCATTTGCTTCAGCACCTAATGCCATATCTGACTCTAGAATATTTCCACCTCTATTTGTAACACCCAATCCTCCTCTAAAATTTTTACCATAAGTCCCGAAACTAGAAACAAGTGCTTGAGAAACAGCAGTATCTGGACTGGTATTGCTTGGGATTAATCCTGTCTTTTGTCCTTTTGCATTTGGGTCTGCGTGTAATTCTAAAACAAAAGGATTAGAACCTGCTCCCGAAACTCCTGCCTTTGGTTTGACTTTTACATTGCCACCGAATCTAAAATACTTATCTCCCTCACTTGTAGGTATTTCTAATTTTTTACTTCCTTGTCTAACTTCAAAATGAACGTGAGGTCCCGTAGAATTTCCTGTGCTTCCTACATTTCCAATTACAGTTCCAGGTTCTATTTGTTGTCCTTCTTTGACTGATATTTTACTTAAGTGCCCATAAAAACTACTAGAACCACCAGGATGTGCAATTTGTACAGCATATCCATACCCACCATCATTAAATTGTGCGTATGTTACTTGACCAGGTTGAATCACACTTACTGGTGTTCCTTCCGTAATAGCATAATCAACACCACTATGAATTCTTCCCCATCTCCAACCATAAGGAGATGAAGTATATTTGCTGGGCATTTGACCACCTTCAGCAGTCATATCTGGAAGTTCTCCTGGAATTTCAGGAGCATCTGGAATTGCATCTGGGTCTAAACCGTAATCCAACATCATTTCATCAGAACCAGCAGCAGCTGCGGCACCATTTACCACAGAAGCAAATGACTTATAGACAAAGTTTTCAAACTTTCCTACAGAGTCACTAAATCTGTTTATTACATCACCAAATCCACTTTCTTGAACTGATGCCTTTTGTTGTTGTTCTTGTGCCTTTAGTTTTTCTTCAACTTTTCCAGACACACCTCCAGCACCACCAGTTGCAAGTTCATATGCTCTATCTGCGGTGTAACCACCCAAAAATCCACCTGCCATACTTCCAATTACAAAACCAAGCCCAGGTATTGGAATTAGTGCTTGCCCAATGGCACCACCAAGTAATGAACCAGCAAGATTGCCCACTGCTCCCGATGCTGCTTGACCTGTGCTTTCTCCCTCTGCCAATCCCTGAGCAAAATCCAATCCAGAAAAAACTGCATTCAAAATACCTACAGATTTGAGTCCTCCAAATTGTAACTTAGAACCAGAAACTATTGGTTTTGGTGGTCTCAATCCTCTTGTATTTTGAGGAGCACCCATTTTTCCTCTTGGGGGGAACATATTACCAAGAAAACCAGCAACATCAAGTGCCCCTCCAAGTAAAGATGATAATAAATTTCCAGGAGAACCAAAACTTGAAGCAATGTTTAAGTTCGCAAGTTCTTTAATTTTTCTTTTTTCAGGTAATTTTATTCTATTAATTTCTTTATTTTGAGTGTTTAAAAACTTAGAGAAATCAACAACATCTCTCTGAATTCCTTTTAGTCTTCTTGAGGAATCTCCACTAAAAGAAACTATGTTATTGGAAGCAGAAACTAAAGGAGAAGAAAGTACTTTTTTCATTATCCGTCTACTATATTATAAACCATTCTTGAATATAAAACTAAAAAATTATCAGTGTTTGCAGAAGGTAATAATGGAACTGATGGACCATTTTTTTGAGTTGATGGTGGTGCAGAAATACCTCCTCCACCACCTTGAGATTGTTGAGGCATTGCACCAGACAAATCTATTGGTACAATATTTGTTTGTGATTGTGCTGCTGTTTGAGCAACTTGAGAAACACCTGTTGCTAAGTTGTTGTATTCTTCTAATTTTAATTTTCCAGCCTTATATGCTGCAGCATATTCTTTAGGCAATTCCTCATAACTACCTCCTATTCCTGGTTTTGGTTTATATGTTTTTTCCAATCCTGGAGTCAATTTTTTATACCATTCTCCAGTTTTAACTGATCCATATTCTGGATCAGGACCCCCAGAATAACCACGATCAGTTCTATAAACAATATACTTATCTCTAAGTAATTGTGATATTTTAGCACCAGAATAACCTTGAGTGGTTAATGCTTCAGGAACTCCAGCACCTCTCGTCTTAATTTCATTTGCAGAAAATCTTGCTTGGAATCTCAATCCCTCAGCAGTTTCTTTTATTTGACCTTTGGTCTCATCCCAAACCCCAGCCTTTTTGGCCTGATCGATTAAAGCAGTTCTTCTATCTTGATTCCAACTAAACATACCAGTATTAGGAATTTTTGCAGAAGGATCAGTATGAGTTCCAAACAAGTTTTTATTGTCCATCCCACCTTCTCTGCCAATTTCAGCAATTAATCTTTTTGCTCCCTCATCAGTATATCCAAGATTTCTATATTCATCATATAAAACTGCTGATTTGCCTGCCATAGTAGATATATCACCACTTTTCAAATTACTATAATCCACTGGAGATCCAGGACCAGGACCTCCAGGACCAGGACCTCCAGGACTTCCCCCACCACCTCCTGCACCACCACCAGGAGGTTTGGAAGGACCCTTTCCAATACCAATCATTGTATTAATTGCTGTAATAAATCTTTCTATTGCAGAACTAAACGTTGATATGATGTCTCCACCATCTCCAGGTTGAAGCATTCCTGCTCTAATTTCATCAACATTAGAAAGAGCATTCACTGTGCCAGCACCAACAGCACCCAATCCAAGAGCACCAGCACCAAGGGCAAGCATTTTGCCTCTTCCCTTGAACATATTACCAAGTCCTCGTGGTGCGCTCTTTCTGACACCACCCATGGGAACATCAACATCAATGTCAATTCCACCTCCACCACCTGGAGATGCTTTTGGAAGATTTGATAATTGTTGTACTATTTTTACAATGACCTGACGAATCAATTTTGCAACTTCAAAACTTTCTGTAAATGATTTAGAAAGATTTTTTAAATTGTCACTTATTCTATTCACAAATTTTTTGTTGCCAAAAAACTGAATGAATTGTATTACACTCTTATAGGTACTTAAAAACTTACTTAGAATGCCGGTTGGTTTCGCAGAATCAACATCAGATACTCTTTTCTTATAATCTGTAGTGAAACTTTGAAGAGTATTATTTAAAGTGCTTGTTATATTGTTTGTAATATTTGTAGAAATAGTACTTACGATTGAATCTACTGAAGATGGGACTGGTTTTGCAGTCCCTCTTTGAAATCCTACTATTTTATTTGCAGCAGAAGCAATTGAAGATGTTCCAAGAAAAGAACCACCAGAAATAAAATTTTTGGCGAGTTGTTGGTTTGTATTCTGCTTACCTACTATTCTTTCTGGGTTCAGAACCGAACCTATTACCATCTTGCTTTCTTATTTTAGAATTATTTATTGAGCATTTTGTTGTTTTAGTTTCTCATCTTCAATATGTTGTTGGAGAAGTGCTAAGTAAATATCTCTTTCCCAAGGCATCATATTTTCAACATCCCTAATCGGCCATTTATGAAATTGAAGTAATGCAAAATTAATTCTAAAGTATGACTCCAATTCCATATAAGCCATACTCAACCGAAAAAAGATGTTAACCCCTCCAACGTAACTTCACTTTCCACTCCAGTCTTTGGATTCTTAACTTTTACTTTGTGTGCAAGTTTTGGCATTGTATTAAAAAAGTTTTCAACCTGTTTGAATTGATTTGAATCAAGTGTTTCAATCCAAGAAACTAATTCTTTTTTAGTACAATCAGATGCTGCCCAACTTTCTTCTTCATTAAAGATCATATCAATACAAGAAGCAATAATATCTAAAGATTTTTCAATATTTGATGTACTTTGCTCTGTGTTAAAATCAAAATTATTTTTAATAAACTGGTCTAAAGATGGATACTTCATTCTTAAAACTAAAGAACTATCAAGTTTAATATCCGTGCTATGATTTTCTTCTTTTTGAACTTGAATCTCATCAATATAAATTGTGACTGGAACTTGAGTTTCCATATCATCACCACAAGTAATAATTAATTCAATAGACTCACCAACAGATTTTGAACGAAGGTTTAAGAACAAATATTCAATATCAAAAGTTGGAAGTTCTTCTACTTTAATTGCTTTTGTTAAAATACAATCTTTTAATACTTGCTTGATTGCATTTGTAATTTCTTTTGTATCTTGACTTTCAAGAGCAAGAATTAATATCTTTTCTTCTTTGACTAGAAATGGTCTGTATTTAATTGTTTTCCCAGTTGATGGCAAAACCAATTCATACGTTGGTGTAGAAATCTTAGGTAATGGCATAATTCAATAGTTCAGTGCTTTTATTTATTTACTCCTCGTTTTATGTTTTTCAATTACATAACGGGAGTAACTAAAGGTAACTATTGTTTTAGTGATTGTACTTCCTTCATAAGTCACTGGCATTGCTGCTATGTTTGTAGGGAAAGCATCAATCAAACGATAAGTTATTCTTGGCACATCATTAGTTCTATTCAAATCTCTTTCAAATTTTACAATTGATATAATTCTCTTATATGTGTCGGGATATTTAAGTCTAAAGAAATCTGGACGATTTTTTGCGTCTCCCTGTCCCCTTGAATTTGCTTTAACTTCTCCAGCATCTGTATAAACAGGATTGATATAATTCATCCATTCTTCAAAAAGACGAATGAGTTTATAATCATAATCAACATAAAATGTCATTGTAACATCTGGATAAACTCTTTTAGTTGGAAACCTCTCTATCACTCCTTGACGTGACCCAATCTCTTCCGTGACATCAAAGGTTGCGCCAGGAAGTGAAGTCTCCGCACAATAAAAGTCAAATTTTGAAAATTCTCCATCACTTGTAATTCCTGCGTCTGCCAACCAGTTCATCAATAAATCACCAGCACCACGATTAGTCAAGTGCAATGATACCTTAAATTGACTTGTAAGGGATAATTTACCAAAGATTTCTAATGCTTCATCTGTTGTCTTATACAAAAAACCAACTTCAGGTTGTCCTGCTCCTGGTCCTCTTGATGCCATTTATAAATACGATTAAGATTATATAATATGTATGCCTCGTAACGAAGATAGTAAGTATAGGCAAGGAAAATATAGACCACAAAACCCAGAAAAATATAATGGTGACCCAACAAACATAGTTTATAGGTCATCATATGAATTGAAGTTTATGCAATATTGTGACCTAACTGAAAGTGTAAATGGTTGGAAATCTGAAGAATTTTGGATTCCCTATCGTTCTCCAATTGATAATAAAATTCACAGATATTTCCCAGACTTCTTCGTTAAATATAAAGATAAAAATGGAAATAATAGGCATCTGGTTGTAGAGATTAAACCACAAAAAGATTTAAAAATGCCAGAAACAAATCCAAAGAGAAAAACAAAATCTTGGGCATACTCAGTCAAAACTTGGGCAGTCAATCAAGCAAAATGGGAAGCAGCAAAAGAATATTGTGCGGATAGAAATTATGAGTTTCGTGTTCTGACAGAAAAAGAATTAGGTATCAAATTATGATAGCAGAAGAAATTATAAAAGAAACTGGAGGAAAATATAAAAGCACCAGTTGGTATGTCAATTCATTGATGAATTCTTTATTAGAATACAACAAAAAAGATATCAATCAGTTGGATACAAGTTTCATTATTCCAGGTGATTTAGTGTTTTTTATGTACAGTGCCAAGTATCCTCAAAGGTATGATTATTGGGATATGCATCCACTATCTTATATCATTGAAGTAAATCCAAGAGAAGGTTCTTTTTTTGGTTCAAATCTTCACTACCTAACACCAAAGTATCGTGAAGCAGTTGCAAATTCTTATCTAAATAAATCAGGTATTGTAAATGCACCCAAGAAAACTTTACATAAATATCTCTTCTCTGGAGTAATGAGTGATTTCTTCAAAGTGCCTGAAGGAGAATGGGCAGGAGTATCCTTACTTCCGACAGAGAAATTTGTGGATAGACGAGGACAACCAGTATTTAAAACCAAAGTTTGGGACGCACCATAAATGTCTGACTGGATAATATTAAACGACAATTATTACACATCACAACCAAGTGGTGCGCCAACTTCAATTAGACTTGGAATTGAATACAACTATAAAACAGGAGATTATCAACTCAAAGAGCAACCACCACATAATGTAATTTCCCCTTCTGTATTTTTTCTAAATGGTAGTTGGACCAGTGATGCTATAAAGGACCCAAAATTATTTCAGGATGGGGATAAAAATAAACCCACACAATTAGCAAAAGATTATTCGTCAACTATCAATAAAGTATCTTATGCTGCTTTCCAAACGAGAGGAGGATCGGCAAAAGGTAATAAGATTAATGCTGCAGCACAACCACAAAATCAAGGAAGATTTATTGTCAATAATGCTGCGGCAGGAACAAATCCGGGAATAGCATCTGTTTTTCCCGGAATAGGTTCGGCACTTTCTGCTCCACCGGGACAAGGAAACTTTTTTGACCCTGGACTTAATTTAGGAAATAACAAAAATTTCCAAAGTAAAAATGAAAAAGAATTATTTAAAGGTCTTTTAAAGTACCCAAAAGATATTCTTGAAAATCAACAAGATACTCTTCACATTACAATGTTTAATTATAAACCACCTCTTGAAGATTTATTTGAAAATAAAACTGAAATCTCAAAAATATTCACTGAAGGAGTTCAAAGAAATAGTGCATTGAAAGGTGGTTTAAAGGAATCAATAGGAACAGTCATTCTTCCAATTCCTTCTGGAATCTCAGATTCCAACAATGTGGAATGGGGGGATGATAGAATGAATAATATGACAATGGCAGCTACTGGATTTGTTGGGTCCAAATTGGGGCAAGTAGCTGGACAACAACTTTTAACTGAAGTAGCAAATTTAATTACAAGTCTTAAAGGTAATACTTCATTACCAACAGGTGGAATAAATCAAGCAGCATTATTAGCACAAATGGGTGCATTAGATTTTAACAACCCAGATGTAAAATCATCATTAATGTCATTAGTATTAAAAAAAGCTGGATTTGAAGTTTCTCCCGAAAGTATTTTAGCAAGAGGAGCTGGAGTAGTTCCAAATTCAAATCTTGAACTCTTATTCAAAGGTCCAACTCTCCGTCAATTTCAATTCGCATATCGTTTTAGTCCAAGAAGTGAACCAGAGGCAGCAGATGTAAGAAGAATCATCAGATTCTTCAAGCAAGGAAGTGCTGCAAGAAAACTTAATGCAACAAAAGGTGCTGGTTATGGTTCAGTATTTCTTGGTTCTCCTAATGTGTTTAAGTTGGAATATAAAACTGTAGGAGGAAAATCAATCGCAGGTGTAAATAAATTTAAAATATGTGCTCTTCAAGGAGTATCCGTAAATTATGCTCCTGATGGTCAATGGTCAGCATATGAAGAAGGACAACCAGTTTCTTATACAATGTCTTTAGGATTTCAAGAAATTGAACCCGTATACGAAAGTGATTATCAAGATACAATATTTGATGGTCTATCTGGTGATTATGATAAAATCACAGAAAACGATATAGGATACTAATATGTCATACTTCAGAGAACTTCCCAACTTTGAGTACGTCTCAAATTTTCCAAATCAAAGTTTTAATGATGATTATACGGTAACAAAAAATCTATTTAAAAGAGCAAAACTTAGAGATGATATTGCAAATGCTACTACTGCATTTGAGTATTATCAAATCATAGATAATGAGAGACCAGATCAAGTAGCGCAAAAAGTTTATAATGATTCATCTCTTGATTGGGTAATATTAATTACAAATAATATTACAAATCTAAATGACAAATGGCCTTTAGATGATAATAGTCTTTATAAGTATCTTTTGGATAAGTATGGTGATGATGAAACAATAGCACAAGTCCATCACTACGAAACAATAGAAGTTAGAGATGATTTTGATAGATTGATTGTTCCTGGTGGTTTGCAAGTTGACCCACAAAAAACAATATCACTCACAACAAACACAACAGATACTGAATACAATCTATCTGAGTTTCCAAGTGATGATACCGACAATGTAATCACAATTAATTTAAATCAATTTGTTCGTGTTTTTGGAAATTATGTATCTAATGAAAATACTGATGCCATTGTAAAAGATATTGAAACTAATAAATCATTCCTACAAGTAAAAGCACGAGATACAAACATACCAATTTCAATCACAAACACTTTATCAGATTGGCCTAATAGTTGGGGTGGAAGTTTTGCAGTAGTTGGAAGAAACAGTATATCTACAACTATACAAGTCGGTGATGTTGTCTTTGATAACGATGTTGTATTGGACCCATCATTGTATGAAATTGTCGGAGAAATTCAAGACGGAAAGGTTGTTCCAGTATTTAAATTCCTACCTCAATCCTAAATAAAAATAAAAAAATGGCAACTCCATTACCTGGCGTAAAAATAAAAGTATCTACAGAAAAACAAGATACTAAAATTACTGCACCAACAGGAAACGTAGTATCAACAAAAGATAACTTTAAAGCAGTTTCAAATTATGAATATGAGGTTGACCAAAATGAAAAGAAAAGACTTATTTTAATTCTAAAACCAGAATTTCTTTCAGTATTCATAAGTGATACAAAGAATATTATGAAATATGATGAGTCATCTCAATACATTAATCAAACAACTAAACGTGGTTATAATCCAAAAATCACAGGGGTATAAAAAAGGGAGGTTATAAACCTCCCTTAATGATTTCAACTTTCTGCTAATTTTTGGAAATATGAGAGAGCATCATCCTCATCATCGTCTTCACTACTGGAAGACTTACTAGAACTCAAACTATTCAGTTCTGAACGGAGATTGCTAGGAAGTTCAGAAGACTTTCCAGTTCTTTCATTTTCCCATTCTTGTTCCTCACCAATAGTCTCAGGATCCTGCATTTTGGGAGTTCCCTTGAGGCCAAGTGTATAATCAAGACGTTTCTTCAAATCTTCATAAGACTTGAATTCACTTGGAGCAACAAAATCATTCAAGTTGTTGAGTGATTTGTAGATTGCTTCCAGTTCATCATCGTCATCAAGAAGAGCAGAAGGTGATGCAAATTCAGATTTATCATAGTTCCAATAACCATCTTTCTTAACCAACTTCAGTTTGAAGTTAGCACCCTTCCAGAAATCAAAAGGATTGATTGGTTCTTCATCATCAAACTCTGGTTGCATAGAAGCCATAATCTTATCAAAGATTTTCTTACCAAACTTATAAAGGAACACTCGTCCTTCATTCGCAGGGTTCGCAGGATCTTTTACAACATAGATGTTTGCGAAATACGAAAGCTTGCGCTTGCGATCACGAACAATATTTTGATTATCTTTACTACCAGTATTCCAAAGTTCTCGGTTTGCTTCACATACAGGACAGTTTTGTCCCAAAGTTGTGAGACAGTTATCAATCAACCAACCACCAGTTCCTTGAAATGCGTGAGACCAGACCTGAGCCCAAGGTAGATCACAACCTTCGGGAGCAGGAAGAAAACGGATTACAGCAGAACCAGTTCCACCTTTATCCATTACAGGTTTCCAAAAACGATCATCATCTTTGGAACCACCGTCGTTGAGTTTTTCAACTTGTTTGATGAGTTTCTCGGTCAAAGAACCCAGTTTTGATTGCTTCTTCAAATCAGCAAATGACATTTGTATTCTCCGTATTTTTTGTATTGAGAGTATTGGATGTATTATCCGTATTAATTATAGCAGATATAAGGTCAGTCGTCAAGGGTCTTTTCTAGGTTTTCAATCGACTCTTCCATTTTCGCAAAGAATGTATTGATATTGTCTCCTGGTTCTAATCCAAATAATAAAGCAGAATCAAGAATTCGATTCTTCATTTCTATTGCTTCTGGGTCATTAGATAGGGATAATCTAAAAATAAAGACTTTTTGTTTTTCTAAAAAATTCTTCATTGTTTCTAGAAGGTCCTTTTTTTTATCCGAATCGGAAAAAGGAATTTCAAATAATTCACTAAAAAGTTTGTGTTGAAGTTCATCAAGTTCAAACAAAGATTCTCTGACCTGTTCTGAATCAAAAAATCCACTCATAAAACAATCTCCTTGACAATTTGTTTATACTTTGCTACATCAATATTTAGAAAAGGTTGATACTTGCGAATTCTCAGACTGACGGTTTCCCACACTGGGTCTGTTAGTTTCTTATCAAACTTTTTCACATAACCCAATATCATATCCAATATAACCATTGTCTCCAAACTGATTGCTTTTTGAAAATACTTTTTGAGAATTTCTGGATGTTGATTGTTTTTTATCTCAAATAATTCCACAAAACTATCTTTGTTTATAAAGATTTCTGCTTCTGTTTTGAATAAGTAAAAAAGACTTTGAGTTTTTTTCAACCAATTTGTATAAACTTGTTCCCCATTCTCAATGATTTCACCAATCCATAAAGATTGAGTGTCATTACATTCTGCAAAGTTTGCTACAAAATATGCTTTGATTTCATCATCATTTTTCTGTCTGGAAGTTCGTTCAAAGAAATACCTATCCTTCCTCTTATGAAAAGAGTCCAGAGATGCTCTGGACTTTCCACAATATTTAAAGTAATCGTAATTTTCTTTTGTAAAATGATTTTTGAATGCTAAGTAAGTTTTATATACATCAAAAGGAGTCACAATGGCAATTTAGCACGAGTAGTTTTTTTCAAAAAATTCAATTCCATAGCATCATTTTTAAGTTTCTCTTTCAATGGTTTAGAAACTAATTTAGATATAGTATCAATTTCAATACTATTTTCTTCACAATATGTGACGATTGCATCAATATAATTGATTTTAGATTCTTTGACAATATTCTCTATATCCTGAGCGAACTTTTGAGGACATAGAAACTTGTTATTTAATTCTTCCTTGAGTTTATCATTCATATTGCTGAAGTTTATCTCTAACAAATTCTCTAATATATTCGGTGAGTAACTTGATGTACTTTCCTTTGTCGTATTCTTCATAAATTTCGCATTCTCCATTTTCACAAGCCATAATGATGACAAATTTCTTTACCATTATACCAGTCATTTCATATAACATGCAAGCATAAGCAGCACATTGAACGAAATAATGCTCAATCCAATCTCTTGGTTTTGGTTTCTTAGAAGTTTTAAAGTCAATAACTGCTAATTCACCATTGTATTCGGCAATACAATCAACAGTTCCCGCAATACCTAAAACTTTGCTATACAAAGAATTTTCAAGTGCGTGAATATTATTTATCTTATTCAAATAAGGTTTCGCAATTCCAAATAACATTTGCGAAATTGGAAGAACCTCAGAATTAAACTCTTCATTCTTCAAATACATTTCAGCAAGTGTATGCATATCAGTCCCACGACTGGTTGCTTGCTTTGTGATTTTATTTGCTTGTTCTTCTCCTACTTTTTTTCTCCAATCAGCAAAAAACTGACGGTTCTTATGACTGGTTACAGAAGTAATGGAGACCAATTTAATTAACTGGTCTTCATTTGGAACCTTATAATAACGAACTCCATCAATGGTCTCCCTCTCCAATTGAGGGAGATTCAAATTCACATATTTAAATCTTTCTATTTTCTTTTGCTTTGAACCATATAGTTCATTATATTTTTCAATTAAAGGATTGGGCATTAATAACCTGCTTCAAGTTTAGCAACAATATATTCTTTAACAAGTCCAGATCTACAAATATCATCTACTCCAAATTCAATAATATCAAAAGAATCCATCTTTCTTAGAATATTCATAAAATCACTAATGCCATTTCTTTCATTTGTTTTAACCAAATCAGATTGAGTAGCATCTCCACAAAAAATAATTCTACTGTTTTCACCAACACGAGTAATGATAGAATCCAATTCGTGAAAATTAAGATTCTGATATTCATCAACAATAATGACTGAATTGTCAAGAGTTGTGCCACGAATAAAAGATGTACTCCAAAACTTTACAGTTTCTTGAGATTTAAGATTACCATAAAGCATCTCAAAATCAACATCACTTGGCATCTGGAACATATACTTTACCATATTCTTATAAGGAATCTGGTAAAGAGCAGACTTATCGTCATGATCCCCTGGAAGAAATCCAATCTCACGAGTTGCTACAAGAGAACGAACAACATAAATTTGTTCGTATGGTGTAGTTTCATCTAATACATCTTTAAGTGCATTGTAGAGACTGATGAATGTTTTACCAGTACCAGCACAACCATAAGCAACCAAATGTTTTCCGTTTTGATATGATTCAAAAAGTTTTCTTTGATTCTCTGTTAAAGGTTCAACATCAATCAGATAGTCAGAACTGATTGGTTTTCTCCTCTTCATTTGTTTGGAGGTATAACCAACTCCGATTGGTTGATTATCATTGCTTCTTCTTTTTCTTGCCATAGTTAAATTGGTTTTACATTTGCACCTGGAACTTTTGAAACTTTACGGAGGACATCATTCCATCCTGGGTTTCTACTAACGTGTTTGCTCAATAAATCACCTACTTCTCCTGGAGAAGCACAACCCTGAGACCAATCTCTTGTCCATTGAGGATTGTCTTTATACCATTGCATAATGTCATTGACACTCATTTCAATCACTTTGGTTTCACCAGTTTCTTTGTGAATAATTGGATATATTGCCATTTGTTAAAATAATATGTACGATTATTTAGATCAGGGACTCAAACGTGCTTTATGGAGACGCTTCTCTTCATAATAACTAAAAATCTCAGGAACCCATTCTTTAATAATAGGGACCATTGCCTCACAAAGTGCCTGAATTTCTACTTGAGCATCCAACTTTGCACGAAGATCAAGAAAGTGAAGTGCAGCACGAAGTGAGAATGAGACTACAAAGTTTTGACGAATATTCTGTGGAAGATAATCACGAAGATGTTCTTCTGCCATACCACGAGTATTATAACCTTCTGCATATCTCTCAGATGCTGCCAGACAGAACTTTAACTGCCTTTCATAATCTTCCCTTGTCCATTCGTACTTATGCCCTTTACGGTCAAGGTAGAGACCTTCTGGACGCACATAATACACCTTTTCTGGTTTAAGATCTCCACTTGCAACTTTCAATACACGACGACCAGTATAACGTTGAGATTGAACATCAAAAGACACACCAACACGATGAGTTCGTGCCTGAACCATTACATTATGAACAAATCCAACGCAATCCAAAGTAATCGCAGGATGCTCCAATGGACCCCAGTGCCCACGTTCATTTGCAAGTAATTGCTCAATAACCCATTTACCACAGTCCTTTTCATTTGGTGGAATCTTTGTATGAATAGGTTCTTCAGAGTAATCATTTTTTCCACCCTGATAAACAAGAGTTTGTGGAAGTTGTGTTTGATTAAGCATCACAACTTTCATTTCCTTATCTAATTCAAGAAGGTCTTTTGCTTTAATTGGTTTCATTTCTTTCCAAATCCTTTTGATGTTTTTGCTTCTAATTGTGCAATTTCTTCTTTTACAGTACGAAGTTGTGCTTTCATTTCTTTTATTTTATCATCCGTATAAAGATGATCTTGATTAATTAACCTCTCAAGAAGTTTTACAAGTTTCTTTGCTCTTCCAGTATCAGTCATTATTATCCTCAAAGATTTCGTCGTAATCTAAAATTGGTCTTTTTCCCATTGGTTCTTTAGGTTTATAAGCAGAGACATCAGAATAGATTTCTGCCTTTAGAGAATCAACCAACAATTCAAGATTACGGACAATTAGTTTTAGTTTTTCTCTGTCCATAAGATACTAATCTCTCTCAAAATTTTAACACAAAAAAGGGGTTGTATCAACCCCCATTCCAAACTATTTTTTTGATTTTTTATCTTTAACTTGATAGTTATATGACTTTGGATTTACTGTTCCTTCTGACCATTTGATATTTAAAATACATCCTTTTCCATATTGATCATAGTAATTATCAAATACTTCTACAAAAGAACCTGCTTGAACAATATCATATTTTTTTTCATTACTTTCTTGATATGCAACCAAGTAAGAATTTCTCGGCAAAGATTTATTGTTTGCCACAGATGGATCACAATTTTTATGTATTAAAACCATAATCAACTTCTATTACCCCAAGTAATATCTGGATATGCTTCAGAAACTATCTCTTTGGTAATTTTATATTTTGTTTGTAATTTTTTATCCTTACAAAGACAAATAATTTCTGCTTCAAGAGGATGAATTCCCTCTAACAAATTAACAAAAATGCTCTCTCTGCGAATTCCATTTAATGAATCGTTTCCACCCTTTACAAAATTATAAAGCAATGTATATTCTTTTCTGAGAGTGGAATACTTTTGATCAATTGCTCCAATTGAAGAATCAGACATTTGCCTAATTGAATCTTCAATTCTTTCAGACATTGTTGTTGTCTTCATTGTATTATCACCAAAAAAAGGAACTTCTCCTTCTGGTAAAAGTGAAATTACTGACTCATCAAAATTCCAAATAAAAATTGCTTTCAATGAATCGTGTTCATATTTTTTAAGAATCTCAACTTTTTTTGCATTAGTTCTCTGGGAACTTGCAAGATTCAAAACCTCAAAAGCAAAAGGATTTGCAGGAAGATCTATATTTTCATTTACAACTTCTTTTGCTTTTGAAGTGGTTCTTTTAGTCGTTGTTTTTTCTTTTACTGTCATTGTCATAAAATTAATGCAGAATTAAATTAATTAAATTTATTTATCAATCATTATCACTATCATCTTCATCAATAAAATAATCAGGATCAAATCTTACTGAAACAATTTCTTGATCAATTAACTCACCATTTTTATTGTAAAACTCTGGATGATAAGCAATTTGTTTTGGTCCTTCTTGATAGTTCATCATATATTCTCTGGCACTCCATCCGATAAAAAGTCCCACCATAAAAAATAAAACAATTAAAAAAGAACCAAACACTAAATATGTTGCTGTCATTGATCTTCTCCGAGAGACTACTTTTTTTTCATTATATCTAATTCAATTTTGAGGTATATCTCTCTTTTGAGTAGAGAAAATACTTTTTCAAAATTGAAAGTTTTTGGTATCAATTTTGTTTCTTTTTCCTCTCCTCCTTTTTTTCTAAGCATTAACTCAAAACCACGATTAATGCTATAATTTTCAGAATTATTTATGGACACGATCAGAGCATATTATTTTCTTGTAAGTATGTGATTGTATCAGTACATCCACCAATATGTTTATCGTTTAGAATAACTTGAGGAAAAGTTGAACCTTCTCCAAATTCTGCATAAAATTGTTCTCTATTGAAATCTGTATTAAGTTCATAAGAAATAACATTGTATTTCTTTGTTTCACTCAAAAGAGTTAAAACCATTTTAACCTTATCACAATAGGGGCAACCTTGCTTTGAATAAATTGTAAAATTCATAATACTTTTAAACTTTATTTTGTCTTTGTGGATATTTATAGAGCACTTGCTCCTTCTTATTGTGCATCCATTTTAGTATAGCACGTCTTTTTTCTTCTGTAAAAAAATCTTGTTCGGAAAACCAATCTTCCCAAGGAGTATGTTTCTTGTCTTGATTGCAGGAATGGCAGCAACAGACAACATTGTTTGTGAAATCCGTTCCACCTTTTGATCTTGGAACTATATGATCAATGGTCAGGTTTTCTTCAGAATCACAATAAGCACATTTATGATTCCAATGTTCTTTAATATGTTGCCTCCATATTCGTTTTGCTTCTCCAGAACTTGTTGTATAAAGATTAAACAAGTATTCTTTGGACGAATGAAGAGGAGTCATAAGTTTTTGCAACTTATGAATATTTAGATTCCAAATTTACGTCTAAATGCTTCAAAGTTTATTTGGATTTCTTCATTTGTTAATTCACGATTATAAATCATACAATTGTTCCATAAGCAACTATAGTTACTTGTTCCTGTTCCAAAAATCTTACTTAAGTTAATTTCTGGTGCTGTGTTCCAATCATTAGAAGAACCTAAGGTTTTATTGCTTCCATTTGTAGATATAAAAGTATAATAGTTTGTTGTTACTCCAAAAACAACAAAATTCCAGTCAGTTGAACTTCCTCCACCAAAATATACTCCACCATTAAGTTCTACATATTGTGTTACTGGTATGGGATTTGCTGTATTATTGATTGGATAAGATCTATTGGGACCCCAAACAATTCTCACTGCACCCTGACCACCGTTTCCTCCATCTCTAACAAATCTATAAGTTGATGCAGAAGTTCTTGAACCTCCTCCACCACCATAAAGACCTCCGACAGATCTACTTGTTTGTTTAGTAGAATCTCCAGTTGAAGCAGTTCCCCTACTTCCCCAAGATCCAGGTGACCCAGAATTTAAAGATAATAATGTTTGATTGCCAGTCCCCCCAGATCCTCCAGATCCTTCTTCATTTATTCCAACTCCACCACCAGGATTAACTACCTCTTCCAATAGATTAGCAGAACTATTTCCACCTCCACCACCTCCACCACCAGATCCAGCAAATCCATTTTGAGCATTGCTACCACTCCCACCCGCACCACCATTCCCAGTATATCCACCAGCACCACCTCCACCTCCACCACGAAGGCTACTCCCATTACCACCAGCACCACCAGAACCACCATTAGTCCTTATGGTTCCACTAGAAGATCCTCCACTACCACCAACTGCATCAGGAAAACCAGCATATCCTCCACCACCTCCTCCACCACCTTCAAGAAGTGAAGTTTCAGAATGTGATCCAGTTTTTATATAACTTGATTCTCCTGCATTTCCAGCACCACCTTGAGAACCAGCATTATCATAATTATATGATCTACCACCCGATCCCCCCGCACCAACTCTAATATAAAGAGTATCACCAGGAGTTACAGCAGTGGAACCATAAGAAAGACCACCACCTCCACCACCAGCACCCTCATAGAAAGAACTTCCACCACCAGCACCTCCTCCACCACCAACACAAACAGCAGTGATAGAAGTTACCCCAACAGGAACAGTCCAAGCAGTAGTACCAACTGAAGTAAATACTTTTTGTCCTTCTATTTTTAAATTATCTTTTATCTGCCATCCAGCAGTTCCTGCACCCCCATTTAGAGGATAAAATGGATTGGAACTTCCATTTGAAATTACTCCAAATTCTATTAATGAATTGGAAGTTAATTGTTCAAGCCAATAATTCCAGCCATCAACAGTATTTAAAATCTGTGGTTTAATCATCATACAAATAGTAAAACCACTACCTGTTGAAGCACTTACACTTACGTTTGTATTGCTTATATAAGAAGTTGCTCCAGTTGATACAAAATGACTCTTGGTCCCCGAAGATACAAATGTTTGATTAAATGATGTATTAGTTGCACCATATCCAACTAAATTCTTGATTGCTGTTCCGACACCAGAATATGACTTAGAGTTTCCAGCATCATTCAGATAAATCAATCCATCAGTAACGATTCTAGTTTTAACGTATCTTCCCATTTAACTATCAACTTTTTTTCTTGTATTTATGAGCACAAGCACTCCTTGCCCAAGCACGACTTAGACTATTTAGATCAGGGGTGTGCATCCTCTTCTTTTTAAGATTCTCAGATTGTTTTCTTTTACGATGATTCATACCATAAAAGGTTCTGCTTGCCTATCAGGAAGTTTGATTTGTGGTAATTGATTAATTTTCTCAACCATCCACTCATCTTGATGCTCTTGATAAGGTTTGGTATTGATAGCAATTTCATTCGTTGGCAGTGCCTTTGGTATCTCAACATCAATCACCTGACCCATCAGAAACTTATTGCGAGTATAAGTGCGGTTTTGGGGATCAAAAGAAACCATCTCAAGAGCATCTTCCTCCAAACCACAATCCATAAGTTTTTTTCCAGTGTTTCTATCAATTACTGAAAAATATTCTTCATTATACTTTTTCATTTTTAGTTTCCTTTTCTTTATTATACTCTTTTTTCATGGGTCTGTAAAGTTGTGGCCAAGTATCACGAATGATCTCATCCAATTTATAAGGTGTTTCTGAACTAATCATCTAACGTGATGTCCCCCAAACATAAACCTCATTCCGTTCAAGATTTTTGCTCCGAAGGATCCGAGATTGCGTGAGTTAAATCTTTCAAATAGCGCAGTAGTAATAACAGGAGCGGGAATCCCCAGATCCACAGCGGCAGAAACAGTCCAGCGACCCTCACCACTGTCGGATACGCCTCCAGAGAACTGTTTAAGTCTACCATCCCTGCGTAACACATCAGCAGTAAGGTCAAGTAACCAAGACCCAACCACACTACCACGACGCCATAACTCAGCAACCTCAGCAACGTCAATATCATAGCAGTAAGATTCTGGATCTGCCATTGGGGCAACTTCTGCATCTCCTTCTCTGACATACTGAGCACCTGCATTTGCATTCTTGATAATGTTGAATCCTTCTGCGTATGCTTGCATAATACCATATTCAATACCATTATGCACCATCTTTACAAAGTGCCCTGCACCTGGTCCACCACAATGCAACCACCCATATTCAGCAGAAGTTATGTCTGAGTCAAATTGAGTCCTGGGGGCAGCGTCAATTCCTGGGGCGAGTGCATTAAAAATGCGCGAACAAGTGGCGACTGCAGTATTTCCACCTCCAACCATAAGACAGTATCCACGATCCAAACCGTAAACACCACCACTAGTGCCACAATCAATATACTGGATGCCCTGCTTTGCAAGTCGTTCTGCTCTCTTCCGACTGTCTTTAAAATTGCTATTGCCATGATCAATAATAATATCTCCTTCACCACAATATCGTAGTAGCTCATTGATAGTCTCCTCTACTGTTTCTGCAGGTACAACCATCTGAAAAATTCCAGGTTGTTCTCCATTTTTATTTCGTTTAACTATCCTAACAAGAGTTTCAATATCGGCAGCATATCCAGAAATATAACCCCTTTCAAATAATTCATTTGCCTTATCAAGATTTCTTCTGTAACCCCAAACTTCTATTCCTGCCTTCATCATACGACGAGACATACCTTCACCCATTCTACCTAATCCAATCAATCCTACTTTCATTTTTTTACTCCTATTTTAATTTGAGTGGATAATCCCACTTAGTAATCAGTTCTGTTTTTTGCCAAGGTCCCCAAACACCTTCGTTATAAAGATATGGCATTGTCATAATACGACATTGATCTCCAGTACATAAAAGATCATCAACAATTCTCCAAGATTCTAACACTTCATCTGCGTGAACAAAGTGTGATTGATCTTCATTAATTGCATCATAAAAAAGTTTTACATAACCATCAATTGCTTTTTCTACTGGATAATGATACTGAAGAATTGCCGTTTCTACCTTATCATTTAGACCAGGAGATTTAATATCAATACTCATATCCAAATGTGGATCTGGTTGCAATCTCATTACAATTCTATCATTACAATCGTGCCCATCAAACAATTGTTGTGGTGGAGACTTAAACTTAATCACAACCTCAACACAATTTACAGGCATTTTTTTACCAGTCATAAAGTGAAATGGAACTCCTTTCCATCTCCAATTATCAACATACAACTCACCAGCAACAAAGGTTGGAGTTTGAGAACCTGGAGTTACTCCTTCCTCATTTTTATAATCATCATATTGTCCAAGAACTACATTATCACCCAGTCTTGTCGCTGCGAGAACCTTAACCTTCTCTCTGCGAATTTCTTTAGCATCATTTTTACAAGGAGGTTCCATTGCAATCAATGCAAGCACCTGAAGCATGTGGTTTTGAAGCATATCTCTCACAGCACCAGCAGTATCATAATACTGAGCACGACCTTCACAACCAATTGTTTCAGTTGCAAAGATCTGAACTTCTTCTACAAAGTTCCTGTTCCAAAGTGGTTCCAATAATATATTGCTAAAGCGGGTGGCAAGGATATTATTAACAGTATCTTTACCGAGATAATGATCAATGCGATATACTTGTTTCTCGCGTAAATATCCAGCCACCACAGATTGTAAATGATTAGCAGATTGAAGATCGGTGCCAAAAGGTTTCTCAATAATGACTCTGGATTTTTCTGCGTCATCTAACTTACCTGCCTCTTTTAGATTGGTAATTGCATCAACATATCTTTCTGGAGGAACTGATAGAAAATAAGTGGTGTCATCATAAGAATCTATCAGTTTTAAAGATTCTACATCACTTAGGTCACAAGAAACATAATTAAGTCTTTTAATAAACTCTTGAGAATAATGCCCTAAAATCTCAACCCAACTCTCCTTACTATGTTTGGTTCTGGAAGCACCAATAATTTTAAATCCTTTTGGTAAAAGATTTTTCTTATGAAGAGAATAAAGTGCCGGTATAAGTTTCCTTTTGCAAAGGTCTCCAGTTGCTCCAAATATAACTATTGATTTCATTCTTTTTGATTATCAATAACGGTTTCCCAATCCTTCTGAAAGAGTTCTAGACCCTTATCAGTCATAATGTTACTATACATTGCCCAGAATACAATAGGAGGAATTGTAACCACATCAGCACCATTTAGAGCAGATTGTTCTACCTGTCTTACATCACGAAGAGATGCTGCAAGAATTTGTGTAGATGTTCCTGAGTAATCAAATGCCTTACGGATGTTTTTGATAAGTTCAATTCCATCAATTGAATTATCCATCCAACGACCAACGAAAGGTGAAATGAATGTTGCTCCTGCTTTGGATGCAAGAATTGCTTGTGCTACTGAGAACACCAGGGTTACATTGACTTGAATTCCCTTATCTGTCAGAAACTTACATACTTTAAGTCCTTCTACAGTACAAGGAACTTTGATTGTAACTGCTGGTGCAATTGTATAAAATTTTTGTGCTTGTGAAAGCATTTCTTCGGCAGTATCTGCAACAACCTCTGCTGAAATGCTTTCTAAATTTGTAAATGTTGTGGAAATTTCTTCAATAACTTCTTGGAGTTGTCTACCACTTTTGAGAATTAGTGATGGATTTGTAGTGACTCCATCCAATAGTCCAGTCTCATATGCTGGACTAATCATTGAAACATCTGCTGTATCTAAAAAGATCTTCATAAAAAAGTAAGAACTCATTTGTAATTATAATGGGTTCTTGTTAATGTGGTAGATTTTGTTATGAATTGAAAACATTCAAAATCTTGATGGAGTGTATTCCATATCTTCAAGAATATTATTCAGTATCTCCCCATATTCTTTGAATCGTTTGTCTCCAGCAATAAAACGACGCTGACGCATCCATACTGCATCAGCAAGAAGTTTGATTTGCTCTTCTGTAAGAGTTAAGGTTTTCATAAGTAAGAAGTAACTGTTGTATGTAGGACTACTATAGGTCTTGTGTGATAAAAAAAGACCCCGAAGGGTCTTATAAAATCAAAGAGCATTACCCCTCGGAAGTACTTCCTCTGGGAACACAAACTGCTCGTGTGGTTGGTCTACTGGAGCCATCCAAGCACGAAGACCTTCATTCAAGAGAATATTCTTGGTATAGAAGGTTTCAAACTCAGGGTCTTCTGCTGCACGAATCTCCTGACTCACGAAATCGTAAGCACGAAGATTGAGAGCCAGACCAATAATACCAATAGAAGAAGTCCAAAGACCCATAACGGGAACGAAAAGCATAAAGAAATGAAGCCAACGCTTATTACTGAAAGCAATACCAAAAATCTGTGACCAGAATCTGTTCGCAGTAACCATTGAGTAAGTCTCTTCCTCTTGCGTAGGTTCAAATGCTTTGAATGTATTTGCTTGCTCACTATCTTCAAATAGAGTGTTTTCTACGGTTGCTCCGTGAATCGCACAGAGTAGTGCTCCTCCTAGTATACCAGCAACTCCCATCATATGGAAGGGGTTGAGAGTCCAGTTATGGAAACCCTGAAGGAACAGCAGGAACCTGAAGATTGCTGCTACCCCAAAGGATGGAGCAAAGAACCAACTGGACTGACCCAGTGGATACATCAAGAATACAGAAACGAATACTGCAATCGGACCAGAAAACGCAATAGCATTATAAGGACGAATGCCTACAAGACGAGCAATCTCAAACTGACGAAGCATAAATCCAATCAAACTAAAGGCACCGTGGAGTGCCACAAAAGTCCAGAGTCCCCCAAGTTGGAACCACCTGACGATATCCCCTTGAGCCTCAGGACCCCAGAGCAGAAGAAGAGAATGACCCATAGCATCTGCTGGGGTGCTTACCGCAGCGGTCAACGCATTACAACCTTCTAGAAATGAGGATGCTAAACCGTGTGTATAAAAACTCGTGACGAATGTAATTCCAGTAAACCATCCACCTAATGCTAGGTAAGCACAAGGCATAAAAAGTAAACCACTCCATCCAATAAACACAAACCTATCTCTTTTCAACCAATCATCAAGTAAATCAAACCAACTTCGTTGTTGGTTTGGTAATGAAAGTGATGAAGATACCATCAATCCTCCTTTTAGTATTTCTCATATTTAGTTTACAATACTTTACAAAAGAGGTCAATGAGTATTATTGCTCATAAAAAAAGAGACCTTCACAGGTCTCCTACGTATTATATCACATTATACTCAACCAATAATACTCTGTCTCCAATCTTCACTCATATTCACCATAATTGCTTCTGCTGCTTCTGGTGTTTCAGCATATCCTTCATCAAGAAGATGTGAGAGGATGATGTCGTAAATATCAAAACTTTCAGCACTTACACCTGTTTTCTTTTGTCTTTCTAACTTTTTACCCTTTGGAAGAGAACCACTACCTTCTGGTCTTTCGGGATTTTCTTCTCTCGCAGCATCTCTCATAGTATCACGATGAGATTGCGTCATTCCTTTTCTATAATGTTGTGCTCCTGGTTGTGGTGAGGTTGCTCTTTTTCTTGGTCTTCCTTTACCAAAACCAGTTTCTTGGTTTGTTTGTCTAACTTTAAGACCTCTTTTATATTGTGTTCTTCTTTCGGGAGTTATTTCTTCATCAAGTTTCTGATTTTCAACAACTTCCATATATGCTTCTTGAAGATTGCGAAGTTCTTGTGAGTCCATCTTATGAGATACTTTTTAGTTATTTATTCTTTTGCTCATTCATAAATCATCCCAACAGTTAGTAAGACAAAGCAAAGTATTGTGAATATCATAAGTCCTATGCCTGCCCAGATTATCCAGTTAGGTATAGGTTCGTTTTGGGTATTATGACTCATATTATTGGTGCTTTTGTAGATATTTAACTGCACTACTTAATGTATTTAAATTATCACCAACTAGACCAAGCATTCTATTACAGTTGCTACAAAGCAATCCACGAACTTTACCAGTATTATGGTCGTGGTCCACATAAAGACTATTACTATCTTTTCTACCATTGGTATTTGGATTAAAGCAAATAGCACAAACTTCATTTTGTTCCTGAAGGAGTTTTTTATATTCGTCTAGTCCAAAATCTTCTCCATAAGTATATTTCAACATATAGTCCTTCTTATCATCAAAGGAAGGTTTCTTATCCTTATAGTCTTTACTATAACATTCCTTGCACCTTTTGTGCCCTTTGTAATATTCAGAAATCAATTTTTCTACACCACACTTGTTGCAAGTAATGTGAGTTTTACTTGCCCAGTTTTCAGCATAAGTTTTTTCCTCACATCTTAAACACCTTCTACGACCTTCTCTAAAATCAGAGATAGGAAGTTCTTGTGTGCAGGTTCTACAAATCTTCGTGGTTCTCATTATGGTGTTTAATCTTTTAACTATTTATAAAATCTTAAACTCCATTATAGCACAAAAAAAGAGACCCGTAAAGGGTCTCCAATTTTATCAACCGATTGCAGGTGCAGTAAGAGCAACAGGAGTTGCTTCTGCGGCAGCAAGGTCAAGTGGGAAGTTGTGCAATTTTGTTATCGTAGTGGTTCTTTATCCTCTACTTCTTACTATCACTAGTAAGTTCAGACTATCTCTTCATCCGTTCTGGATGTCGGGCATTCGTGGGTGGATTATTGTTGGGACTCACCACCTAGTCGTTAGACCTTTCAGAAAACTTAAACCCTTTCTGACTTGGTACGGGATTGTCTCATAGAGAGTTTCCCCGTTTAACCCGATTTTACTAATGCTTATTCCTAAGCAAGAACACCAACAAATCTAGCGTTCCGTTCGTGCATTACCTCCATTCCGAGTCCTGCACGATTGAGCACATCTGCCCAAGTATTAATAACTTTACCCTGACTATCTACGATAGATTGGTTAAAGTTGAAACCGTTACACTGAACCCTTAAATTTACCATCTTTAAGGAGTGGACTATATCTTCATCCGTTTAGGATGTCGGGCACTTATTCCTGTTATTAAGGAGACTGAACTCCTCAGGTAGTCTCTGAACCTTTCCAAAGTGTACTTTGGACTTGGATGCTGATTACCCATTTGTGGAGGGCTTCCAGCAGTTCACCCGATGTTTACCGTCAAATTGCTAGGACGGGACCCCGACGATTGAGGTTAAAAGCCATAGTGCTCACACCAAGAGCAGTGAACCAGATGCCTACAACGGGCCAGGCAGCAAGGAAGAAGTGCAGTGAACGGGAGTTATTAAAGGACGCATATTGGAAAATAAGACGACCGAAATAACCGTGAGCAGCAACGATGTTATAAGTCTCTTCTTCTTGGCCGAACTTATAACCGTAGTTCTGAGACTCATTCTCAGTGGTTTCACGAACCAGCGAGGAAGTAACCAGAGAACCGTGCATTGCACTGAACAGAGAACCACCGAACACACCAGCAACTCCAAGCATATGGAAGGGGTGCATCAGGATGTTGTGCTCTGCCTGGAACACAAGCATATAGTTGAACGTACCAGAAATACCCAGAGGCATTGCATCAGAGAAAGAACCTTGACCGAAAGGATAGACCAGGAAAACTGCACTCGCAGCAGCAACAGGAGCACTGTAAGCAACCATAATCCAAGGACGCATACCTAGACGGTAAGAGAGTTCCCATTCACGACCCATATAGCAATAGATGCCGATGAGGAAGTGGAAGACAACAAGTTGGAAAGGTCCACCGTTGTAAAGCCACTCATCTAGGGAAGCAGCTTCCCAGATGGGATAAAAGTGCAGTCCAATTGCATTGGACGAAGGAACAACGGCACCAGAGATGATGTTGTTTCCGTACATTAGAGAACCAGCAACGGGTTCACGAATACCATCAATGTCCACAGGAGGAGCACCAATGAATGCGATAATGAAACAAGTAGCAGCAGTAAGCAGCGTTGGAATCATCAAAACACCAAACCACCCGACATAAAGACGGTTATCGGTTGAAGTCACCCAGTTACAAAATTGTTCCCAGGTATTTTCGCCAGAACGGCGTGAAGCGATTGAAGCAGTCATTTGTTTTAAAAGGGTAAGTAAAAGTCCAGGGGGAACTGGATGGTTACAGTATATCCCACAACACCCTCCATTGTGGGTATGAGAGACGTTCTTATACACCCATAGGTCTCGGTTAACGGGTGTTTGACAATGTTAAGAATTATGAGGAATCCTTAACATTTGTTTACCTATTTATCATACTACGGTCTGGTTCTGGTGTCAAGTCATAAAAAAGTCCCCTTTCGGGGACTAAACCTCATTCTTCTTCCGTTTCAGGTTCTTCTGTTTCTGGAAGTGGAATTTCTTCTGGTTCTGGTTCTGGAAGAGTTACACCAATTTGGGTAAGATACTCAATCGCACCTTGAACCTTCAGAAAAAGTTCTCTTTTTGCTGTAGCCTTAGTTTGCAATCCTTCCAATTCAAGAGATAGGTCTTGTGCTTGCTTTACGAGATTTGCAAGATGTTCCTGTTGTTCGGTCATAAAATTTAATAAATTCGACTTATTTATATCATACCACAAGTAGTTAAATATGAAAAATGGTGACGATAAATACTTTTAGTCCTATAAAATAGAAAAATGAAAAGACTTCTATTAGCCTTTTCGTTATTCTTTGCCATTCCTACAAGTGCTGCTGAAATCACATCTAAAATCACTGATTCGGTACAATTAAACGTTCAAGGGGCAGTGGTCCAATCAGAAAGAATTGGAGCCTCATATGCAGTATCGGGTACAAATATTAAAGCAAATACATTCGGCGGTATTGGAACTGCCAGTTCTTATGAAGTCAATACGGCAGGTCAAGCATTTACTTTTTCAGAAACATCAATTACTGCAGATACTGTTGTCACCACTCAGTCGGCAGCTTCTGGAACAATTGCTTCTCCCAACCTTTATAGCAACTCTACTACTCAGTTAGGTGGAGATAAAGGATCTCTTGCAGGCACTTTAACTCCTACTGGTGTTGCTACTATCACTGCCGGTGGTCCTGGAAGCACTGGAACAGCACAAAGATCCGTCGAATTAAGTGTATTTAAATGAGACACATAACTCTCGGACTGGTTGCAGTTCTGGGAGTTATGTGTCCCTCATACGCTGGACCAGTAACTCCCAACTTCACTAGTGGGACAATCACCTCAGAAACAAAAACACGCACTGAAGTGGTTGAGGTCATCAAACAAATAGAATATACAACTGGGACATCTTACACAGTCACTGGCACCAATATTAATATACCAGGAACTCCTACTCCTGGTATGAATTACACAATTCAAACTCAAGGTGCTCCATTCCAATTTAGTGAGACTTATCTGACTCCTGGAGTGGCAAAGGAAACATGGATAGACAGAAAAACTACGGAAGATTCTATAGCAAATACTATATCAGTCTTTACGCAATAATATTAATCGGAACTTCTGCTTTTGCACAACAGGCACCAAGCAATACAAATATTGCGGGACCTTCAGCATCTGCAACTGGTAATGTAACTAACCAGGCAGTTCAGGTGCTTCAAGGTCCTTATGCCTTGAATACATTTGGCAATGGAGTTTCTTGTCAAGGTCCTACAATGAGTATTGCCCCATTTTCTTTGGGAAGTTTTAATGGAAGTCAAGATCCAACATCATACCAATCTCATAGTGGAAACTTTGGAGTGAGTTTGGGTTTTAATTTTCCTCTTGATGGTTCATTACAAGAACTTTGTAAGGCACGAGCTCGTGTAGAAATTACAAGACAGCAAGCAGAAGCAGATAAAGCAAGACTCGATTTTGAACTTGTGAGACTTTTAAAGTGTGGTGAGGCAGTGAAGAATGGAATTTCATTTCATCCAGATAGTCCTTATGCAAAAATATGTGCTGATATAGTAGTGAAGTATCCAAGAATACAGGATGTGGCAAATGGAAATAAAACCAATAAAAATTAATTCTTCTAGGATTGATGCTCCATCAATTATTCCAACAATAGAACCTCCCGTAATTAGGAAAGCAGAACGATCTGTGATACCAAGTGTTGATATGCCAATTATTAATATGCCAGATACGACTATCAATTATCCAGTAATTGATGTCCCAACACAAGAAGAGTTTGATTATGCAGTGAGAGCAGAACAAAAGAAACAAGAAGATCTAAAGGAAGAAAAACCAAGAGGTCTTCCAGATACTACCCCACCTCTTCAACTGAATCAGATTACTCAAACTCCTCCTTCCCAAGTGCCGATTGCTGAAATACCAGCAGATACTAAACCTCAACCCACTTTTAGTGTTTATGGAGTCGATATTAATTTACCTGACCCTTCTCTTGTTGCTACGGCTGGTGCTGTCGCAGTAGTAACCACTGCTGCGACAATAGCATCTACAACAGTTTTGAATGCTTTAAAGAATGCTGCAGAACCAATCATCAAAGAAGCAACCAAGAACAAATTTAAAATTAAAATCAAACAAGTTAAACCTGTCCTACATTATGTTCTAGCAGAAGAAGGTCATATTGATATCTTTGAATATTCTGCAGAAGGAACTCGTCTAGTAGAACAAGTAACTAATATAGAACAATACATTCGGGATCAAGTTGAAATTAATGCTCTCTATGAGATTGATAATAAAATAATTATTGATGATGTAATAAAAGATAAATTTACAAAAGAAGGCAAAGAAAGATTTAAACCTCTCTTTGCCCCCGCTAAAAAGATTGCTAAAAAATTAGCAGCTCGACTTTCTTTTTGATTCTAGTAAAGCAAAATCCTTCACTTTGGTTCCTCCTGAGTATTCCCAAGCATATCCTTCAGCAATCATACGATCATTAAGACATACATCATCAACATATAACCTTCCAAGAATTCTCCCATACTTTTCAGTTGAGTCTGGAAGTTCCGTTTTAATGAGAATATTTTTTTTACCATCAAGATTTTTTTTCAACCATTCTTTGACTTCTAATCCAAGTGCTTTTTCTTTGAGATCGGTTGTACGACTTTCCGGAGTATCAACACCACTAAGGCGTACTCGCTTAGTAAGAGAAATATCGAACCCAAGATCAATGTCCGCATCGATTGTGTCACCATCAACTACTCTTAATACCTGTTTTACTCTGTAGATATATGGGTCTTTATCCATTAGAATGGTAATTTAAACTTCTCAGTATTTATCTTAGGAATAGGAAGTTTATCAAATGCTTTAGTGACTTGCTTCTCCACAACAGCACCAACAAATTCTTCTGGATTATCCAAAATCTTTTGTGCTTTTTGGTAAGTAATATAAGCACCTACACAAAGAGCACCACTAATGGTGAGACTTGTGATTGATAGGATCAGACTCAGATGTTTCATCTTTCATCTCCAAATATGCTAACTTTAATATGTAGTAAATTACATAGGCAGTAAATATCAAACCAGAACAAAGAATTATAATTACACCCCAAGGAAATTCATTCATCCCAAACACCTTCTTGCTTGTGAATCCAAATTTTTAAATCTTTAACATACTTTCTTAGAATTTGTGCTTGTTCTTCGTGCCAAAAATCACCCGTCTCCATATGGAGACGGGTGTGGTTATCTATTGCTTTCAATATGTTGTGGATGGGGGAATTCCACGATTCTCTCTTAGGAGTGTTCCATTCTCTTGGCATTTGTATTCAACCGTATATAAATGTCCATTGTGTATAAAATCAACTTTACATAAATTGGGTCCAATTATAATATTACCAGCAATTAAAATTTCTAGTAACATTATTTTTTCTTACCACCGTTTTTTGCTTTCTTTGCTGTAGCATTGCCCTGGTTCTGCTTGGATTGTTTTCCTCCAGAAGAACCCTTCTTACCTTTGTTTGCTGATTTTGCCATTATGCTCCTGTGCGTGGTTGAACGAATCCTTCACCATCTTCTACTTTAGTTTCCAGTGCTTCCACTCTTGCTTCAAGAGTTTCTGGTGGTGCTTCAGGAGCAGGTGGTTCTGGTGGAGTTTCTACAAACTCCTCTCTTTTAGGTTCTTGCTTTTTTTCATCTTCATCATCTCCACCTTTCTTCATTGTATTAATACCAAAAGTAGCAGCAGATGCAGTGAAGACTGTAGCAATAAAAGTTGGGTCCATCTTAGATAGAGTACCCGCATAACTTGCAGTGAGAAGAGCAGCAGACCAACCCAAGATACATATACGAATTAGTTGTCCCATAGCATTTTCGTTTTTCTTAGTAGTCATTTTCCTTTGTGAATAGGGTTAACCTTTTTTCCAAGATTCACCTTCTGCTTTTCTTCTACGAGCAAGACCTGCTTCTACATTTGAACCAGGATTTCTGTAGAGATATAAAGCATCGGGAACTAAGTCCCATTCTTTATTCTTCAGTCTCTTAGTGATAGTATTAAAATCACCAGAACCATAAAAACCAGCACCGAGATTATAAGCAAAAGAAAGTAGGGCACCTTTTTTACCATCAGACATTTCATTCCAGTGTGGAATTTTGCGAAGTGCAGGAAGAAATTCTCTCTTGCATTGTTCAATCAAAAGTTCATCTGCTTCTGTTTGTGTGAGAGTATCACCCATATGGAATGCAGATCCATCCTTCTTGCGGGTTGAACCCCAACCAATTGTGATTGGAAGTCCACCAGTGAGAGGATCTGGATATGCTTTCAGATGGCATCCTTCAAACTCTTTGATTAATTTAAGACCCATCATAGGCATATCGTCACCACCAACTACAGGAGCGGCAGCAGATGGTGCTGATGCTGGTGCCGCATTACCCTTTTTTCCTCTGTAGATCTCCGCCCAATCTACGTTATCTTCCAGATACTTGACTGGTAGGTTATCTTCTAACCATTGAACTGCTTTCACATGATTAGGGTTCTTCTCGTCATAGAACTTGAAGAAGTTATGTAAATCGATTCTTGCCATTGTCGTCTCCAAAGTATTTGTTGAAAAGTTTGGAAGCTTCTAAGTGCTTTCCGTGATTTGTAAGATCTTTAATTCTTTGTAAGATCTTTCTCTTGAAATTAATCGAGGAGTTTTCATTCTCCATAAGTATTTAACCAATAATACTCTCTCTCCAATCTTCACTCATATTCACCATAATTGCTTCTGCTGCTTCTGGAGTTTCAGCATATCCTTCATCAAGTAAGTGTGAGAGGATGATGTCGTAGATGTCTACTTGTTCTTTTTTAAGTTTTGATTTTGCCTTTGCTGCTTTCTTACTA